GCCTTGGACCTGGATATCGTCGCGGAGACCGGCGAACGCCGCGTGGTTCGCGAGATCATTAATGACGGGCGCTCGGGCGTCGTCAGAGCCGATCACGGTGACGTGAATTTTGGGCACGTCAGCCTTATCCTCGATCGCCTCGGCGACGAACCGCATAGCCTCTGGAGTTGTCGCCGTATAAGGTTTGCGTTGCGTCCCGAGTTTATCCTTCTCGACCCCATTGAGTTGCCACGCGACTTTAACGGGTGTCGGTGCCGCGACTAGCTTCGGTTTCGAGGCCGCGAGGGCGGCTTGATAGGACTTAATGTTGCGTTCGTCACCGCGTTCCCATGTCACCAGTCCATCGGCGGGGTCGCGATAGCCGTAGACCTGGAAATCCAGACCGAGATGCTTGATTTTGAAGAATCTCATCGGGATAGGGGCCGATTCTACGTAGCGAATCGGATGATAGGCGGCTTGTTGGATATAGCTCGGCGCGGAAAACGAGCTTGACCCGCATGTGCCGTTACGCTGGCAACTGCTCTGCCCGACGCAAGCGATCAGGATCAGGAACGGAAACATTGAATCGCCCTCCTTAATTATGGGGGATTGGTGGAGGCGGCGGGGCCAAGAGCACATACATCCAACCCTTGCCGCCAGGGTGTGCCCATCGACGCAGGAATTCAGCCCTTGACATCCATTCGTATGTGCCAGGGAAGTTATTATCCAAGATGACCGCCCACTTCTCATCGAAGTGGACCAGCATGACCATGTGGTAAATGGTCTGCATTTGATAGCGTTCGCCGTATCCGTAGGTGACGCAAGCGGGCCGACCCTCGGACAGTGCTTTATCGAGGCAGGACGGATCGGTCCCTTCGTACTGGACGTACTTAAGGAGTGGAGCGAACGCTTTGAGGACTTCATCGACCTTCTCGGGCCAACCGCCGCCCTCGTTGAGCTTGCGGATCACGTCGAAGAGTTGACGGACGTTATGCCAGCGACCCGCCATTGTCATTGACGCGAAGACGCAGAGGCCCTTGCCGTCATTGGGAGCGCCGAAGTTTTTGACGTGCTGCGAATTCGGCAAGTCGATCTGGATTTCGACACCATCATGAATCGGCCCGTCAACGACGGCGGATTCCTTCGCCTCATTGAAGTCGCCAATGACGACGCGACCGTCGATCACGGTTGGTCCAGGCTTCCGCGATTGAGCCAAAGCGATACGGCTTGACGCGATAAGCGAGGCTACGGTTCCGAGGAAAGTTCGGCGAGTCTTAGAGATGTTCAACGACACTTCCGGCCCCCTTGATGACACGGGATCGGATCGAAGGGACAAAGAGGAGCGTCAAGAGAACCCCAGCGATGAACCCGTCGTAGACGCCACGGTAATAGATGATCTCAAGCGCCTTGAAGATCGCGACCTTAATCGCGGGCAGGAGCCTAGCGGCGACCGGGAGGTCGAGCGTTGGCATCGGCGGCGGCTTGAAAAGCAATTCGATGAGATGTCCCATACGTTCCCCCCCTTGATATGTACCCAATAAAAAACCCCTGATCTCTCAGGGGTGTTGACTGTATGGTTGGATTCTGGTACGACGCTACGAGCAACCACCCTGGGGGGTTCCGCAATTCGGGCAGACCGAGCAAGTCCCAGCCGCGACGAGGATTGGCGACGAGCACGAGATGCAGACTGGCCCGTCATCGGGAAAAGCGGCACCCGCGACGAGTATCCTCATGAAGTCGTCTAAGACGACAACCTCGATACTGCGATCCTTAGGCTTATCGACGGTGACGGGCTGGCTAGACTTCGACCCGTCCCGGTAGATCGCCACGCATTTCAACCCAAGCTCCCACGCCTTATAGTAAATCTCGCCGATCTTCTCTGCGGTGGTCGAGTTAGGGACGTTGACTGTCTTGCTGATCGCGCCCGAGATGAACGGTTGGACTGCCGCCATCATCTCTAAGTGGCCCATATAGGAGATCGTCCGATTGGAACCGTGCGGTGCCAAGGCGCAGTCAAAGACAGCCACTTGTTCCGGCGTCAGCAGGAGGCATCCGTCCGCGTATCCGTGCTCCGCGATGTAGTCTTTGACCTTGACCGCGTAAACACCGAGGATCGGGAATAGCACGTCGATCGCCTTATCTACCGCCGCGTTGACGATCGTCATGTTCCCGCCGCCAGCGAGCGTCTTGTAGGTGACGAGTCCTAAGGCAGGTTCGATCCCGGTCGTGTCGCAATCCATCATGAACGAAATAGTCCCGGTCGGGGCGACGACGCTGATTTGTGCGTTTCGGTAGCCGTGGTTCAATCCCGAGTCGAGCGCGCGATTCCAACATTCAATCGCCTCTTCTCCGAGATATCGGACCCATTCATGGGCCTCGCGATACGCAATGCTGTACCTGAGGTCAATGACGGCCTTCCTGTGTGCCCGGATGACAAAGAGCATGGCGTCCTTATTCGCGGCGTACCCCTCGAATGGCCCAAATTGACTCGCCATCTCGGCTGAGACGTGATATCCGTGGCCAGTGATGATCGCCGCGAGGCATCCGGCGACGGCCCGGCCTTCCTCCGAATCATAGGCGAGGCCCATTCGCATCAGGAGACCGCCAAGGTCGGCGAACCCGAGTCCGATCGTGCGGAAATCGTGCTGATTCTGCGCGATCTTGCGGGTCGGATAACTCCCCATGTCCACGAGTATTTCCTGAGCGACGACCATAATCTTGATCGCCTGTTTGAACTCATCAAGCTGGAACACGCCGTCTCGCCAGAATTTCGTGAGGCGAATGGATGCGAGATTGCATGCACTATCGTCGATGAAGAGATATTCCGAGTTATGGACGACGACGCTATGAACTGAGTCCTTAGTAGTGATAGCGAAGTTATGAATTCCTTCAACCTCGATATCGTAGACGTAAGTTCCGCCTTGAACCGGAATCAATTCGACAGAAAGAACCTTATCGTTGACAGTAGACCTCTGTTCTTCGATCCATTCGGCGAACTGCGTCCACGACAGTCCGCGAATCCCCTTGGCGCTGTTCGCGAGAGGGACGATTCCGTCTAGATTGTTGTCCCTGATGTACTTATTCCATCGACTGTAAGACACTGGCCATCCTTCGCGTTTCGCCTCGATTGCCTCCCAAGTTTCCACGAGAACGTGTTCAGGGCAGTGAATAAATCTGACGTTCGCCGACCCGACCGAGTGCAACTTGTCGTGATCCGAAATAGGGATCAACTCCAAGTTAGAAGCGCGGTCGTCAGTTGGGTCTTCGTTCTTGTGGTGAACTTCCATCCCTTCCGTGATTGAACCGTACACTTGCTCGTAAACGAACCGATTCTCCCAGATCGTATCAGTCTTGCGGTTAATGTATCTCCGGTTCGACCGCTTAGGGTTAATCGCCCTAGCGATCTTCCTGAGTCGGTTTCCGGGCTGGAGATTCTTGGCTTCAACGTATTTCCCGTTCCTCAAAAGGAATTCGTGTTCAGGAGTACATCGAAATGACAGTCCTTTGTCAGTCGTTACTTCGACGAGTTGCTGTGTCATTCCCGAGCATGACGCATTTATGATCTTCCTGAGAACCGGCTGGCCGGATTCCGTATCGAATCCATAAGCAAGGGGAAGCTCTTCCCCGCTCGCTCTCATGTCGTTCAATTTTCCGATAGCGATCCGCCCTTCACTTGTCTCAACTAGCGTACCGTAAGGGAAACAGCACGGATTGCTCGAATTGATCGGCGTGTCGAAGCTGCCGGTCTTGTCCTTGGGGCAGGTGTGCCAATTATTGATGGTGTCAGTGAACTGCGCTCCGGGGTCGCCGCACCGATGAGTCTCTTTGGCCATCGCGTCCCAGATTACGCGAGGGTTTATCCTCTCAAGAACGTCTCCAGTGGTGACTGCCTTGAGTTTCCAGGGTTGGAGTTTGATGTCTCCAAGAGACGCCATAAACTCGTTAGTGAAACGCACGGAGAAGTTGGCGTTCTGGAACGATACCGTGTCATACGCCTCGCCGTTAAACGAGCTATCCATGCCGCCCTGAATGAGCAGGTGTGCTTTCCGCTCCTCATTACCCTTGGCGTGGATGAAGTCCAGGATATCGGGATGCCAACAGGCTAAGGTCTGCATCTTGGCCGCTCGTCGCGTCTTGCCGCCAGACTTGATGACGCTCGCGATCCGATCATAGACCTTCATGAAGCTCAATGGGCCGCTCGGTGTACCCCCGGTCGAGAGCTTTTCCCGCTTCGATCGGATGGTCGAGAGGTCGGTCCCTGTGCCGGAACCGTGCTTGAACAGCATCGCCTCGGAGACAGCCAACTCCATGATGGATTCCATCGTGTCGGCGACCGACTGGATGAAGCAGGCTGACGTTTGGGGATAACGGTAACTCTGCGTGGTCTCGCGGACGGCACCGTAACCGAGATGTTCGGTATCCCAATGGAAAACCCGCCCGGTTCCATTAAGTCCGTGATACTGGTAGATACCCACGTTAAACCAGACCGGCGAATTGAACGCGGCGATTTGGTTAAGTAGGATATGCGAGAGTTCACGCCGAAACGCCGAATAATCGTTGATCGTCGAGAAATACCCTTGTTCCGTCCCAGAAGACGATATTGCGTCCACGACTCGATAAATCACTTCATCGACACCTAGCTCTCGTTCTCCTTCGGGTCCGAAGGCGTACTTCGACGCGACGATCTGCCCGGCGTTTTGCGACCACGAGCTAGGAACGCGGAATTTATCCTGAGAGAAGATCGTTTCGCCGGTCTTCCAATCCTTGACCCGGATGTCGCGTTCCTCCCACTCGACATAATTATACGGCGATCCGAGTTGGCCATCGGTAAAGACTCGGGCGAAAGAAAGGCCGCCCTTTCGGGCGGCTGGATTGGACGGATGCATCTCGATTTGCCTCATACCTTGACGAATTCAGTTTGCAGATACTCGACGCCATCCTCATCTGTCATGACCCTGTAGTCCGAGAGGATGTCGGGCATCAGGGGTAGGACCGCGTAATAGATCGTCATGGCAACCAGGCGAATTTCATGATCCGCCTGCTGACTCGCACGCATCTCCAAGAAATGTCGGAGGCTTCTGGCGTTTGTGGTGCAGAAGATTTTCGTCTCGGTCGCGTTGGGTAGAAGTGACCTGGCCGCGCCGTTGACGATCTTAGTGAGATGAGTCCTAATCTTGCTCCACGAGTCTTTTGAATGTCCTGGTGGGGTTTCTTTACCCCAATAGGTGCCGTACTCACCCTCAAGTGCGGACTTGAGCTTTCCGTAATTCTCGTGAGCGGACAGGACCATATCCCGCCACAGGCCGAGTAATTTAGGATTTCTGGCGACAGCCCAAGGTGCGACGAACTGCGCGAATTGTTCATCAACGTATCGTTGGCTGAGTTGACTGTAACTCCAACCAACGCGGTGACGAACACACTCATGAGTAAACGCACGGCTAACCCCCGTCAGGATGAACGAGACGACCGAATGTTCGAGGACGGAGCCGTGGCGATCCCGCTTGAGGTTGGCGACATACTCGTCGTGTGTACGCCCGCCGCCAAAGGACATATAGCAAAGCCGCCCGGCGACCTCGGGGATAATCTCGTTGGGACTCGTCGCGGTCGTTCTCCAATCCTTGTGCCCCTCTGATCTTAGGAAGCGGGCAAGCCCATTCTTGTGGATTCTCTGGTAGCCGATCACGTAGACGTTCGGCTCGGTCACGATTATCTGCCTGCCGGACTTGAGTGCCATATCGTCGTCAGACCCCCGTGTAGTAGGCGTTAAACATCATCATGAACTGGTCTTTTGCGTAGTCAGCGTTCCAGGGTACGATCTTATGTTCGAGTGGTCGCTTTCGGAGATACCAACCTTCGACAAGCGGCGACATGAGATCGCGGGCCTCAGTGGTCAAGAGAATCTCGTCGGCGTCCTTGACAAGTGGAGACAGCGTTTCCGGGAGGCCGAATCGCTTGGCGATCACGATCTCCATTTGACTCTCGATCGACCTGTAAGGGGCCATCTCAGGGAGATGCTTAAATGGCCTGGCGATGTCGGCGATATACGCCTCGGTCGCGTCATGGAGCAAGGCTTGAAGGACCAAGAGGCGATTCGACGGATACCATGACCCAACAAGCCTGGCAACCCGTACCGAATGCTCGGCGACCGAATAGGCGACGGTCGTGTGCCCAGTGAAGCGGTTGACGAGCGATAGCGCGTGGGCGATATCCTCGATCTTGACATCCTCCGGCCGAAAGTCGAGCGCATAGACCTTAACTTTGGAGAAGGTTTGAATCCACGATTTACCGTGATCGCTCATTGATTGAACCTTTTAGATAGAGTATTTTATCTAAGCAGTAAATCGGTATTTCGATCGCGAGTGACAAGAGGCAGATGATCGCGACCAGACCTCCAAGGAATTGACCGTCGATCATCGTGGCCTCCGTCCCGAGTATCGTTTCAATCCGTCCTCATATAAGGATCGGACTGAAACGTCTTGTTGGCGCGGTTATCTTTCAGAGGACGAATTCTTCCGACTCGGGTTCGTCGCTGGCGGCTTCGGGTTCCGCCTCAACATGCTTGGGTTCGGCGTTATCGCTGGGACCGGGACCGCTGAGCGCCGCGAGTGCCGCCTTTGCTTCGACCATTTCCAGCTTCGTTCGTCGCTTCTTCCTCGGCTTGTCTTGGCCGTCCTGGAAATCAGACATAGCCTCAACCGCATCGAGATGATCAGTCACGCTTGCGGCGATGTGGGCTTTGGTATCCGAGATTGCCGTCCGTTGACCGAGCAGGCGGGCGATTTCGGGGATATCGCGCAAATCCCATCCACCGATCCCGTTGAAGAATCCTGACTTGCGAAGCTCGGCAAGCTTATCGGCGTTAGCGTCGAGGAAGGCGATGTTATCCGCCGTGAGGGTCGCACCAGGGCCTAGGAGATGATCCTTCGACAGTTCCGGGTCGAGGATCGAAGACTGGACGGCGCACAAGCATCCCCACGACGCATGTTCAAGATGCGGCTCGGATCGGTCCCCCAGGATATAGGAGTAGAGATGGCCGAAGACGTGGTTAAGGATGTCATGGACCGGCATCCCCTTCATAAAATTGTAGCGGCCGTACTTCTCGGCCCCCTCTTGGGCCGTCTTCGCCACGCCGATGATCCCGACGATGGGCATCGACGTGAAATCGAGATGATTCTTGTCGGACGAGCGGCGAGCGCCTGTCGAGAAGTTCGTTTCATTAGAGACGACTTCCGCACTGGAATCTGACATCTGTCATACCTTGGGACGGGGAGTTAAAAGGCAAAGCTCATTATGACCTTTGCCTTTCGGTTAGCTCTCGTCGCACATTGCGACGGGATGCTTGATCGACAGGAGATGGGTTCGGATCGACTCGATCGCTCGGGCCTTAATCTGCCTGATTTCTGACTGTTCCCGGCAGGAGTCGAACGCCACCTTACTGATGTTCTGTTTCTTGTTGCCGAATAAGCCGGACAGCTTAGATATAACCATTGACTCGAACGGCGGGAGCGACTTGATCGCCTCGATGATCGCTTCGGTGATATTTTCGCTCGTCTCCTGATCTGATATGATCGAAGACGGCTCGCTCGTCGTGACCCCGGTGAGCATTGCCTCATTCGACTGGCCTTCGCCACCCGATATCGGATGGATTCCCTCAGATGTTCGCCTGATGTCGTCGGCGGTCATCCGCCTCCGCGTGGATATTGAACCTGATTCCTCCTCTATTTTGTATTCTTTCATACGGCACGAGCTATTCCGGGGAGACTGAACGGTCCTGGCCCGGTCACGCAAGGCACAGAGAAGTCGGTCGACAAGGACGCCCGCGAATGTGATGTAGCGGCCCCTTTCTGGACTCCAGAGATGATCTTTTTCGAGCAATGCTAAAAATAATTCCGAGAGCGTGTCTTCTGGGTCGCAATTAACCCGTTCTCGCACTTTCAGTGTGCTCTGAAAAATACGGACACGGCCGACGATGAATGGCCAGATCGACTGGATTCGTTCCTCGGGTGTCGCCGCGACGGACTCGGCGGCGTCGAGGAATTTGTGCGTCTCGCCGTAAGCGTAGAAGAGTGGGTACTTCTCGCGGATTCGTTCGCGTTGACTCATGGATTGCCTCACTCGACCGGATCGCCGTGGCCGGGGAAGTCTTCGGGTTCTATCGCGTAGACCGACACGATAACCCCATCCACCGGGCCGAAAACGGTGATCGCCGAGATAACGCGGGTCTGTACGTCATCGGTAAGGATCGTGCCTTGGATCGCGTCCTCCGTGCCCTTGAACATATTCGCGAGGTCGGGTTCAGGCTTACTCCGTGGTTGAGTCTTGACGAATTTACCGGCCTCGTCATTCCACTTCAGGGGGACTTCCCATAGCTGGCCGTGCCTCTTCCCTTTCGGCGTCCTGGCGTGGAATTCGATATGCAGTCGGATCGGGCCGATCGGTATGGGGATCGTCGCCATCGCCTCACGGGCGGCTTCGGCGACGAACTTCTGCCAATCTTCGAGGCTCGCCTTCCCAAGAAAGAGCTTGGACTTCTTCGACCGTTTCGTGAACCGGACTGGTTTCGCACCGCGACGATTGACCCCGATTTCGGGGACGGACCAGGGGACCACGGCGAGGCCGAAGGCTTGGAAGGTGACGAGCTTTTTCATGGTTACTTCTTACCGACCCAATCGAAGAGGTAGTCGAGCTTCCCGGATGACGACTCGATATTCACGTCGGTGTCGAAGTGAAGCGTACCCTCGATCACGGTGTCCTCGTGGGGGAATCCTTGCACATAGGCGATGATCCCCTTGCACGGGAACATGAGGAGTAGTTCCCGGTTAAAGGTCGCGAACGCAACCTCGACGGTGCCATCGTCATTGAGGGTGAGATCGGGATAAGTTATCCGTTCCGGGAGGAATCCCGTCTTCGTGTAAGTGTCGAAGAGTTCCGGCACGAATTCGGCGACATCGGGACGGATCGGGAGGTTCGACGTGCCCTTGTCTCCGTACTCCTGGAGCCTGAAGTGCTCGATCGACGACCTGATGTGATTTAGCGTCACGTTTTCCAAGTTATTTCCCGTCCCCGGTTCGGATGCCGCCGCCGACACCGGGCTGATAGCCCAATGGGAACCTGGCATCTAATTTCTTCATGTTGGACTTGATCGCGTCCTCGATCGACGAGTTGGCGAGCACAAGGATGACGTTGGTCGCGAAGATCGCCTGCATGATCCGGTTGACCTGTTTATCCGTGTCCTGTTCACGACGCTGGAATTTGAGCTTCTTGAAGGCGTTAGCCGTCAGACCAGCGTTCGTCTGGATCGTGAGGAGTTGATGAAGGGTCGACTGGACGAGTGCGGCGACGAACGTGGGGTTCTGTAGCGCCTTGTACATCGGGATACTGGCGACGACCCGCGCGAAGGTCGCGAGGTCTGTGTCCTCTTCGACACGCACGAATTCGAGGTCGTCGCACTCTTCGAGAGGGTTTACGCCCCAGGCGTCGAGCGCCCACGACGCACAGAAGAGGATGTCACCGCACTCGTCGATCAGCTTGACGCGATGGTCGCCGAAGAACGTCGCGGGGCCGAATTCGGCAAATAGCTCGCCAAGCTCAGCGGTTTCCCCGACCAGTTCGTGCGTGGCCTGGTCGATCTCCTCGATCCATTCCTGCTTAGGCCAAACCTTACGAAAGGCGTCCTCAAGTTCAGGCTGAACCGGAGACGGGAGTACATCCCGGTTAAGATTGCGCGGCATACACTTCGTCCTGCGCCACGCCGCGTATTCGGGCCATTCGAGCGAGGTCAGCGTCTCGCCGGTCGCGTCAATGATCTGCTCGTTGACGCTAAGGATGACGCCGGTCCTGTTGCTGAAGGTGCCAAGAGTCCGGTTCGCAGCGGCGTCGATCTCGGATTGCAGGATGACCGGCTTGCGCGGCTCTGACGGGGCGATCCCAATGTTGAACGGGATGATTCCGCGATCATCGACAGTTGTCAGTTCGTAAGCACTCATAGCGTTTCCTTGATCTTGAGGTAATATTTCGTGACCTTCTTTCCGCCCGTGCCGCGTACTTTTTGGTTGCTGACCTGATTTCTCAGGCCGCAGAGAACGTCATTGATTCGACAGAGGTTCCACGGACGCGGGAGCGCGTCGAGTTCGTTCAGCTTGGCCAGAATCTCGTCCATCGACAGACCTTCGTGGTCGGTCTGTGCGAGGATCATTAGGATCGTCTCACAGTCGTCGGCGTGGGTCGGGAGCGTCTTTCCAGCCATGATCTCTTGGTCTCATTGTGGTTTGAATACGTTTTCATTCTTCCCGTAATATAGGATCGGATCGAGTACGGCGGTTGACGCGGTTATGTTCCAAGAATTCCGCTTTTCCTGTTTTCCAAGTAAACCGAGATCATCTGTGGGATACCAACGAACTCGGAACCTTTGAATAGACTGACCGCGAGGCCGAGACTCACGAACTTACTCAACCAGTCTTCGACACGAACCCTATCTTCTCCCCAGATCGCCGCGAGTTCTTCCGCCGTGGTCGGTACTTGATTGGCGAGAGTCCTCAGTAGGAGAACGTCGATCGTCGCGGGAGGGTCGGGGTGGCTAGGTCGGTGTGCCATTAGTGTCTCCAGAAAAAAGAAAAGACTCGTTCATTGCCACATGGAGTATTAGCAACAAACGAGTCCGCGTAAGTCTAATCGGCAGGATTTTCTTAGGTGAATAGCTGTCGCTGCTTAGGGACCGCAGTCCGTTGCAGGTCGATGATCGCGGCTGTCGCGGACTCGACCGACATCGAGCGGGCGATGTCAGTGTTAACGCCGCACATGAGCATCGCCTTGACCTGATTCATCGAAGCTAAGCCTTCTTTTTTGCGCTTCATGAGCTTGTCGATCATCTTCGACGCTCCCCATTTTGACAGGCCCTCTGGCGTGTCGATCCCAAGCGACCGAAGCATTCCAGTCTGCTTATCGCTCGCCGGATTCGTCCCCCTCTTGTCGAGGTCGTACTTCCTGTTGAGGTTGATATCAAGGAGCTTCGAGACGCCGATCGGGTCGTACTCCAGCGCCGCATAAGTCTCCTCGCGGCCGGTGAGCGTGACCATGAATTTCGTGCGAGTCCTAATGATCCGCTCAGCCTCCTCGATCATCTCCAGCGGGTCGACATCGACCGCGCACTTCGAGGCGAGTTCCCGCGCGACCGCGAAGACTTCCTCGTCGATCGAGCCGTCGTCGAATAGCTCGACCGTAGTACATAGGTCTTTGTTCTCCTTGTCGGTCTGCCAATCGAAGTCGATGACCAGGCATTCCGTCTTGCCGGTCGACGGGCATGGCCGCGTGCCGCGACCGACCATCTGCGTGTAGCGATATTGCTGTTTCGTCGGCCTAAGTATCCCGACCGCCTCGATTTTCGGGCAGTCCCAGCCTTCGACGAGAAGTTCACAGCACACAATGATTTGATATTCGTTCGCGTTAAATGCGTCGAGGTTAGCCTTTCGTTCGGCCTTGGTCATGCCGAAGGCCCCGCCAGTCCCGGCGACATATCGAGTTGGTGTCCCAAGGTCGGTGCAGACCTGTGCGAAGGCCATCGCCGACCCAACATCAGGTGTGAAGACGACGGCGGGCTTCTCGCCCACTTCCTTAATGAACCCACGCGCGAGGGCTTCGATCCGGGGGCCGATACGCTCCTCAAGTTCGCCGTTAGATAGGTCGCCGCCGAACATCTTGATCCCGCGTAAATCGACGGAGACACGGCATTCTCGCGTCTTTATCGGCACGAGCCACCGAGACTGGATCGCCCTACGTAAGCCGTACTGATACGCTTTCGTCTTGAATCGGGCACCGAGGTTGCGTTCGTCGCCGCGTTTCGGCGTGGCGGTGATCCCGATCAGCCAGTAGTCGCGGAACCAATTCAGAGTCTTCGTGTAGGAGTTAGCCAAAGCCCTATGGCACTCGTCGATGATAATGAGTCCGAAGGAATCAGGTGCCCACCTCATGAGCCTGTCGTCCTGTAAGGTCTGAATCGACCCGACGACGACATCGGGATGGCCGAGCGCGGCGACGTGGCTCCGTGCGTCTCGGGAACCCATCTCGACCGCGCACGAGAAGCCGAACGCCGTCATCGTGCTCGCGGCCTGATCTATTAACTGCTCTCTATGAGCCACAAATAGGGTCGGCTTGTCGTGTTTATCTTTTGCGTATTCAACGCACATCCCGGCAAGTACGGTCTTGCCCGACCCCGTAGGCATCACGACAAGCGTTGATTCGGTTTTACCGCTCTCGAATTCGCGGAATGCCGCGTCTCGGGCCTCAATTTGGTAGTCACGATACACGATTCCGTGGTCGTTCATTTATCGCCCTCGTCTTAAACCGGGGCATCCTTGCCCCGTGGTGCCGATCAAAGGTAGACTTCGAGCTTGATCTGATAGCACGCGCCGTTACATTTTGTGCATTTGACGCCGAGCGAGTGGCCGCCGGTCCCCTTGCAGTCGCCGCAGATAAGCCAATCCTTCGGGTGGCTTGATGAGATGATCCGGGTGGCGAGCCAGTAGAACGGGCCGAGGATTCCGCCCTTCTTCGCGGCGGCTACATAGTTCTTAACCTTGGTGCGGAAGACGTGACGCGGCTCCACGATCGAGCGGAAGAGGATCGCGTCGGCCTTGAATTTGGCGTCGTCGCCGAGCATCGCGGCCTTCTCTCCGCAGTAAGTCGCATACCATTCGTCGTCAGTGAGGTCGACCTGCTTGACCGCCTTCGCGGCGGCTTTCCCTTCGGCGTCATCCTTCGCCTTACTCTCGGCCTCGCTCGCCTTCGGGGCCTGATCCTTCAAGATTTCCTTGATCGCGTTTTCAGCCTCCATCCCGGCCGCGACAAGGCTGACAACCTGGCCGCGTAGCTGTTCGTCCTTGATCTTGGCGATCGCAGTCATATCCTTCGACGACACGCTCATCTGCTCAAAGACTTCAAGCTGCTCGTCATTGAACGCCTTGGCGACACGGATGTCCCGCTTCGCGGCCGAGTCAGACTTACCCGTTGCCCCGGCGACCATCTCGGCGAAACCGGAGACCGCTGATTCCGTGTCAGCGTTGGTATTCGTAGTCTCTCCGTTTTCGAGCTTAGTCTTACGCTCATCGCTAGCCTTCTTCGTCGCGGCACCGCCCGCGAGTCCCTTGCCGACCATATCGGGATGTTTGGCTACGTAATGCTCGTGCCATTTCTTGATGGCTTTGAAGTGCTGATTCTTTGTGAGCGGGTTCCGCCAGAGGTTCTCGGCGATCATCGCCATTTCGGCGTCCTGGTCGTCCATCTCGGCCATAATGTTGCACGCGATGAACTGTTCCTTGAGGACTTTCGAGACCGCATAGTGCCGGTGTCTTCCTTGGACGAGTAGATAGCGACCAGGTTCGGTCGGGTGAGGCCGGATCACGATCGCGTTATAGAGTCCTTCGACCTTGATCGAGGACGCTAGCGTTTGCGCGAACTCCTTATTGAACGAGCGATACTCCGCGTCGTTCTTCGGGATGTCGATCAGTTTGCATTCGATCAACTTGACTTCCATCGGGCACTCTCGTTTCGGGTTCGTGGTGGACGCGACAAGATTGAAGATCGGATTAAAACCGACGTTCGGCGCGTTTATTTAGTAAGAATGAGGATATGATGCGTCTTTGCATCGTTTCCCGAGGTAGCGTTCGCCGAGATCATCCCGGCAATCCTGCCACTTCGCGTAACGCCCCAATAGGACGCTTAGGTCGAAAAACGAGATTGTCGTCATATCTTTCCGATCCTGCATCGTTCCGTCCTTCCAGTGGAAGGAGCCGGACGGGCGACTCGATCGGGGGTCTTCTCGGCCGGGGACGAAACAGCTTACCCATCCGTTCGCGTTCGGAGAGCCGAATGGCGTCTTGAGGCCCCATTCGCCCACGGCGATTCGGAACTTGTCGTCGCCGATCGCGTTTAAGACTTCCTCCCTCCTGTAGTAATTGCCGGATTGACCGAGGAAAGGCTTCGGTTCGGGAATCTTCAGCGGCTCCCAGAGCTTAGGTGCCGAGAGCCTAGGCATCGCGAGAAGCCAGTCGGGGGCCTCGGCGGGGAGGGGCACCGCTCTGGGATTGGAGTTTGGATCGAATTCGTACCGTTCCCCGGTCTCGACATGGATCGACGGCGCGGAGATAACAAGTGCGTTGTCGGCCAAAAGCCTGATCTCTTTGTGAGTTTCCCATTTCCCCTTTCCGTCGTCTCCCCATGTATTCCAAATGCCCCAAATCATTCCCGAAGGGCATTGAATAACAGTAGAGTCCAACGAAAAATAGAAGTGATAACCCCCGCTCCCGGTGCGACTCACCCATATCCGATCTGGGACGTATGAGTTCTTCTTGCACATTTCCAGCCATACGGGTAATGCCTCCGGGCCGTCGCAATCTACGACGACTATTTTGGTTGGAGTTGGTGATTTCGTTCCGGTGATGATTTGAATGTTGGTCGTCGCCCATTCTTCGTAAACGCTTTCCGGTACAGGTTTAGGCCCGTAGTGCTCGGCAAAGGTTTTCATCATTGGTCTTTTTTGGTCCATCCTGGACGGAAGAGGGCATAAGCCGATCTTCCTGTAATACTGAGCACACTTTCTTGCGCGGTCGAAATCTGTGTTCATGGCTCTAAATTCAACTCTCTAAGCTGCTTAAGGAACCATTTGATTCCAACTCGACCTCCGCGAGCTATTCCTATTCCTGTTGTTCCGTGCATTTTTCTGTCCTCATGGTTAAGTTTGCTTGTCTTACAGCTAAGATTGCTTGGAATATTATTGGTTTGATTACCATCGTTATGGCATGTGTCAAGTCCAAGCCGTCGCGGTCCATGAAATGCTTCGTAAACTACTTGGTGAATCCTCTTTGATACGCTTTTCCCTTCTCTTTGCATTCCGACAATAAGATAGCCGTTCGTATCCGGTGATGGTTTTAATGTTCGCCATTCGTTTGAAAGGCCCCATCTTTTCCCAAATCCAGCCTGTTTTAGACAACTTTGGACTTCCCCGTCTGATGTGGCTCGATATCCAGGCCACCCAGGTATGTCTCGGTATTCTATTTCCATAACGGCTTCTCCACGGCCACCGGGACCGCACTAAACAGGGACTCGACCGCATCTAAAAAGGGGTCGACAGGCGGCAAAGCGTTAGCCGCCGCCTGGCCCCATAGGGTCAGAAAGGGCAGTCTTCTTCCTCTTCCGGCGTGAGGGCTGGCGTGATGAGCTTGCCGCTGACATAAGCCAACATCGCGACGATCCAATCCTTGTCGATGCACTTCGCGAGCGACTCGCAGACTTCTCCCGAGTGGCCCGATGCGTTGACCGTCGAAGACGAGATCGTCACGAGTGCCGACTTAAGCTCGGCCGGGGTCGCGTCGGCTCCGGTGTGCTTATAGATGAGAGCCTTGATCTTCTCGGCGAGTTCCTTGCGGAGATCGGTGAGGTTGATGCCAGCCGGTTCGGCGGGACGCTTGGGGTCGGGTGCCTGGACGGGGAGGCCATTCGGGAACAAGTGCTCGAATTGGCCCTTATACGTCGGCAAGTCGCGAATATAGGTGATCGTGCCCATCGCGATCTCTTGGACCTGATCCTGGGTCCATTCGGCGAACTTATTCCCCCATCCGCGATTCTCGCCCTCGCGACCCATCCCGGAGACTAGTGTCGTCTCGAAGGTTTTTTCCATTTCTTTGGACCAGGCGAACACGCTCTTTCCGGCCTTGGGAATCTTGAAGTTGTCGTAGACCGGAGCGGCAGGTGCTGGTGCCGGTGTCAGTTTCGGTGCCGGGGTCGGGGCCGGTGCGGCGGGCGCGTCGGACACGGAATGGTCCGCAGGGGCGGCGGTCGGAGCCGACTTGACGGGCTTGGCTGACGGCTCGGGGGAGGAAGCGTTGGGGTCGAGGAAGGTCGGGATACCCTTGCCGTAGAGGTAACGGCCGATCCCCCATGCGTCCTGAGCGGCACGCCTCAACGCATTCGTATAACCTGATTTTTCATCATTATCCACGTCATACTCGAACTCGCCAGTCGTCTTATTTGTCGAACCCATCTCCTCGAAACCGGCACCATCTTCCTTGGCCATCCAAACCCAGACGTTATCGCCATCCATCGGCACGAGGATCGAGAGCTTACACTTGTATCCCCGGTTAGTGGCCTCATACTCAGGGAACCAACCGTGCGGCCCACAGACCGAATCGAGCCGGTTCGTGATCGAACGCTTGTCGATATAAGTGAGTTCCTTGCCGCCTCGCTTCGTCGTGCTTAGTTGGTTCGGGGCGAATGGCGCTAGCAACTCTCGCCAGAATCCTAATTGCTCGGGAGACATCTTGACGGGCATCGTTTCATCCTCGGCGGTTTTTCGGGTGGGCACGCTGAAAGTTACCCAACCTGAATCACTCGGCCACGATGAAGATCGGATTGAAACCGACGGTTGACGCGGAAACCTCTAGATATTTTAACGTTTCGCTAAAATTAAGCCCCGTAGGTTAAAAGGCAAAGGTCATAATGAGCTTTGCCTTAGAGTGGGCAAGATAGGTAGCTTAGATAACTTTTCGCATCAACGTATGTGGAGTATGACTTATGCGAAAACATGGCGACTATAAGGAAGTCAGATTCGCGCGCGCCTGGAATTGAATTGAATTGAATTAAGCAATTGAATTGAATTGAATTGAATTAAGCAATTGAATTGCATTGGGCCGACGAGAAAGGGATGATTTATATTTAGATATATTCTTGTGTTTAGTGGTGTTTTTTTATAGGGATTTTCTTTCTTTGCTTTTCTTGATCGTCCGCCCTTGTTTTTTCTTTAGGTGCGAGCGTAGTGAGCCTTTGTTTTTATTCAAGGGGTCTGGTTAAAAGGCAAAGCTCATTATGACCTTTGCCTTTTGGATCGTCCGCCCTTGTTTTTCCCTTGGGTATTTCTCTTGAGGGGGATTCATGCGATGGCGAAAAAGACGGTCCCGAAGGTTAGGGCAATCCCGAAGGGATTAGCCCGAGCGTTGATCGAGCGTAAGGCGAGCGCTGATTCTGAGGCGCTGCTTAATGACCTGATCGACGTTTGGGGTGGGACTCGTCGCCTCGCGTTGGATATCCACGGCGAGTTCCAGAAGGCGGCAGCGGGCGGCATGACCCGGCAGCGCATTCTGGAAATGATGCAGCGGCTCATCATGAACAACACGAATCACGAGATTGGCCGGTCTGCCCGCCCTTCGGACTTGACCGATGATGAGCTTGAAACTGTGGCGATGTCTTACATGAAAAAGGTCTCGGGCCATGCCGAAACAACCGATATCCCCGATCCCGGACCCCCTTCCCCGGAGGAGGGGGAGTGGTAAGCGGGTTATCACTGGGTCGGTCGCGCCGATCATGTCGCCTCGGGACATCTACCGGCTCACGAACCCGATCCTCGACGACGAGCTTGACGACATTAGGGCGAGCATCCCTCCTGTCTTTGACGACCCGACCCGTCTAACCGTCGTCGAGAGTGAGGAGCTTAAGGGCGTCCTGTACGAGCTTGCCTCGCGACAGAGCGAGTCGCTGAAGATATTCCAGCCGATGATTGAGCAGGAGCGGTTCTTCGCTTCGGACTCTTCGGAGCGGATCGCGCTCGGCGGTAATCGCGGCGGCAAGACTACGGCGACGGTGATCGAGATCGCCAGGGCGGTGACGGGGCAAGACCCGCACGACAAATACCCCAAGACTGATGGCCGCTGTATTCTCGTCGGCAAAGACTTGACGCATTGCTCGAAGGTGTTTTATCAAAAACTCTTCAAGGCGGGTGCGTTCAAGATCATCAAGGATGAATTGACAGAGGAATGGCGTACATACAACCCGAACGATCCCGCCGACAAGGCTCGGGCGCATGAGGCGAAGAAAGCTCCAGCTTTGATCCCGTCGCGGTTTTATGACTTTAAGAAGATCGCATGGGAAAATAAAAAGGATGAAATCCCTAAGACGATCCCGTTAAAGAACGGCTGGACTATCCACTGCTTTTCGTCGCTCGGTGCCCCGCCGCAGGGGTGGAATGTGGATATGGTCGCGTTCGACGAGGAGATCGAGCATCCCTTGTGGTATCCCGAGATGTCGGCCCGGCTCCTGGACAACCGCGTTGAAGACCCGGTGACAGGAAAGGTTCGATCGGGGAAGTTCCTCTGGTCGGCCACGCCACAGGCCGGGACTCAGCAACTCTACGACCTTAAGGTGCGCGGCGACGAACTGATCGGCGATCCTTCTCCGGCGATCCAGATTTTCGAGTTCGGCATGTTAGACAACCAATGGGTGTCAGACACAGCCAAAGCCGAGTTCATCGCAAAGTTCCGCGACAATGAGGACGAGATTAACGTCCGTGTCTACGGCAAGTTCGCGCTGTTAGGTACCCGAGTCTACAGCGAGTTTATGCCGAAGGGCGTTCATGGGATGGCTGACATGCCGATCCCGGAGGACTGGACGAGCTACGCGATCATCGACCCAGGCAGACAGGTTTGCGCAGTCCTATTTATCGCGGTCCCACCTCCTCACAGCGAATGGGCTGGTCGGAAGATTGTCTACGACGAGCTTTACATAAAGAAATGTAACGCTAAGATATTCGCCGAGACGTTTGTGCGAAGAGTTAATGGTAGGCCGATCGAATACGCAATCATTGACCATCGCGCGGGACGAATCACAGAGATTGGGTCGGGCTTGACTCACGAGGAACAATACTCGCGGGCGCTCAAGGAGGCGAACTTTAAGTTCGAGAAGGGCGGCACGACGTTCGTGTGGTCGAGCGACGACGTTAAGGCGGGGATCGAATCGGTGCGGAACGCCTTACACATCATTGATGGGCGCAGCGAGCTTGTTGTGATCCCCGACAAGACGAAACACTTGCTCTGGGAGATCGAGCGGTATAGCTACCGTAAGCTCCCGAGCGGCGTCGTTACCGACGAACCGATCAAGCTAAACGACCATGCGTGCTTTGTCGCCGGGACTCAAGTTCTCACCAAGAGGGGCCAATTGGCGATCGAGCTTGTCCGTGTCGGCGATATGGCGTGGACAAGGGGTGGATGGAGGAAGGTCGTGGACGCGGCCTGTACGGCTCGCAACGCGAAGGTTATGCGGGTGGAGTTCAGCGACGGTCGATCTTTGACCGGAACGTCAAATCATCCAATATTCGTTGATGGCGTTGGGTACATATCCCTTGGTGAGTTGCGTCAAGGCGACGTGCTCGTGAATCCTTCGGGAGATATCCAATGCCGGGACCAGTCGCAAAGAAAAGTATCGCGATCATCCATAACGGGATCACTTTCAGGAGATACCCGGATTCGCCGCGAAGGAGCGATCGTGTCTATTTCAAGCCGCCAACTCGATTGTCGGCACAAGGGGTCGGTCGCTTGCATCAGGAGGTATGGAAAGACGCGAACGGCCCGATTCCTGAAGGATTCCACATCCACCACGTTGACGAGAATCCGCTCAATAATTCGATCGAGAATCTTGAGTGCAAGCCTGAATCCGAGCATTTATCAGATCACAACCGGAACGTATCCGCTGAACGATCCGATAATCGTCTCGTTCAGCTTGAGCGGATTCGGCCACTTTCCGCCGACTGGCACTCATCCAAGGAAGGAACCGATTGGCACAGTAAAAACTCGATCTCTATGTGGAAGAATCGGGAATTTTCTGAGCGAAAGTGCGATCACTGCGGCGAGTCATATTCGTCTCGCGATCGCAAGGCTGCGGGGTTCTGCTCGAACAAATGCAAGTCGGCCGCTCGCCGAGCTTCCGGCGTCGATAACGTCACTCGACCTTGCGGGGTTTGCGGAAAGCCATTCTCAGTCAACAGATATTCAAAGGTCCGACACTGTTCCCTGTCATGTGGTGTCCGTTCACACCGAAGCGGGCCGTCATCCGGTTTACAACCTAACGGTATCGGATCGGCATGAGTATTTCGCGAACGGAATTCTCGTGTCGAATTGCGATTGCCTACGTTACGCCTGCATGGCAAAACTCCGATATGTTCGACCGAGGAAGCGGAAGGAAAAGCCGGGATACACGACGGTTTGCCTCGAACGGAAGAAGCAGCGGGCGAAGGAGAAGGCGAAAGAGGAATCGGGCTGGGGAGGCTCCTATAAAGTTGGGTAAATCTCAGGGACGCCCGACGTGGCCACGATAAACCGTTCGACTCCCTGGAGAGACCCAATGAGTACCGCTTCCATCTCGTCCGCGACTTCCACAGGCCCCCCGAACCCGTTTAATCGCAACGAATTACTGTCCATCGCGCTGATCGCCGCGTGCTTGATCGTCCTGATCTTCGGGATGAAGCTCTACTTCGACACCGAGGCGAAGGTGGTCCCACACGCCCCTTTGGTCGTCGCGCCCGACAAGTCCGCGACTTGCCCGTGCAAGACGCCTGCTCCGGCCTATGCTAAGCCGTTCCGGGTGACTTGCCCTCATTGCCGGTTCGACCTCACGGTCATGCCGCCGAACACCGGCGAGTTCGGCGCGGTCGCCAAGACGGGCAATGGACAACCCCTCAAGTAACGCACATTCCATCATTATTCTCGATCGAGGACTCAAGCATGCCGCCCGTTGCCAAGAAACCTGTCCCGCCTTATGTGATGCCCGTTCCGCCCGCGATGGTTGTGTGGCGTAACGCCCCAGGAGGCGAGCCGAACTACGCGGCCGTCACCAGGCTCGGCAAGTCGGCGATTAGTGTGATGATCTTCGCGCCCGAGTCGCGGGTCGGGACGCCGAAGGATGGTGTCCGGCACATTAGCGACCCGCTCAATGCCAATCAAGGATTGTCTGACAGTGGTGTATGGGAATTCACCGAGGAGAGTAAGCAATTGCGGATTCTCCAGGATCGTTTCGTCCCAGGCCCCGACGGCAGCGTCAAGCCGATGCCCCACGAAACCAAGTAAGCGAGGCCAGCCGTGCGTGATTCCTACGATGAGTCTGAAATAGACCCAGTGTTTAGAACTGTAGTCGCGCATTGGCTCACAAAAATTCAACATGCCAGGGATCATAAGCGCAAGGTGTTCCAGGAAGCGGCCGACGAGTGTATGGGGTTCTATAACGGGCCGAAGTCGTGGCAGGACGTGACCGGTGGGACTCTCGGGGTCGATAACTCTTCGGATATCGCCGACCCGACTTTTAAGGTGTCAGTCAATAAGACTTTTGAATTCGTCACGATTTTCGGACCCGCCCTTTATTACGAGAACCCGGTTCGCACAGTTAAGCCAAGGATGCCGGTTATCATCCCGCCCGAATTCTTTGGGCAGGACATCATGACCTATAACGCCCTTGTCCAGCAGGAGAACACGCGGGTCCAGACCGATGGCCTTCGCTCGACATTGATCGAGGCGATGTTGAACTGGACTCCAAGTGAATTTCTGCTCGGGACCGAGGCCCGATCGGCGATCGACGAGGCACTTATCAAGGGTCGCGGTTGCCTCTGGACCGAACTCTACAGCCCGCCCGGCACCGACATGAAAGTCGTGCGGTCGCTCTATGACTCGACCGACAACCTCATGGTCGATCCCGACGCAACGAGCTTCAAGAAGGCCCTCTGGGTCGCGAAGAAGTGCGTCCATCCGGTCTGGCAGGTTGAGAGAGACTTTGGATTGAGGGTGGGTTCGCTCAAGGGGAACCTTGAAAGCCAGGCGAAACAGGCCGATGTCGATACGAGCGATGACATGCTCTACGACCGCAAACGCGGCTTCACGAACGACCTCCTTATCTACTGGAAAATCTACAGCAAGATGGGTATCGGTGGCAGACTCCAGGGTATCCGCAAGGACTTGCGCGGGCCTCTGGAGATGTTCGGCGATTACTCTTATATCTGCGTGGCCGAGAACACGCCATTTCCGCTCAACCTCTCGCCCGACGACACGAACGACCCGCAATTTATGGCCGACCCGCAGGCTGTGTTCGCTAAGGTTGCGTGGCCGACCCCTTATTGGGGCCAGGATGAATTCCCGGTCAGCGTGCTCGACTTTCATACGATTCACCAATCGCCGTGGCCGCTCCCGCACCTTAAGGCGGGCATGGGCGAACTCAAGTTCCTCAACTGGTGTACCTCTTTCCTCATGGGGAAGATCAGGAATACCACTCGCGACTTCATCGCGATCAAGAAAGAGGCTGGCGAGGAGATCAAGACGAACATCCTCGAAGGCAAGGACTTGACACTCCTTGAACTTGAATCGACGCACGGCACGATCTCCGAACTCGTCCAGTTCCTACAGCATCCCGAAGTCAACGGGGACATCTGGAAGATGATCGCGGCGGTCGAAGAGAATTTCGACAAGCGGGTCGGCCTCACGGAACTCATGTACGGCAATCAAGGGGCGACCCAAATTAGGTCCGCGTCTGAAGCCAAGATGCGCAATCAAAATATGAACGTGCGGCCCGACGACATGCGTAAGCAGGTCGAGGCGTGGATGAGCCTTGTCGCCGGTAAAGAGGCATTGTGTTCGCGATACCATCTGGTCTCGGCGGATATCCAGCCCGTCTTGGGCCAGATGGCGGCGTGGGCTTGGACTCAGTTCGTGTCGACCAGGGACATTAATATCGCCTGCCGACAGTTGGAGTACCGGATCGAGGCGGGTTCGACCGCTAGGCCGAATAAGGATTGGGAAGTCCAGACGATGAGTGATGCGTTCACGAGCCTTGCTCCCGTACTTCAAGCTTATTCCCAGCAGACGATGGACGTGATGCCCCTGAATAATCTCCTCAGCGACTACGCTAAATCGCTCGATCTCGACCCGGCTCGATACCAGTTGCGGATGCCGATGCCGCCGCAGGCCCCGCCTGGACAGGGCGACCCGAACGCGCAAGGCGGCGACCCGAACGCACAAGCCGGTCATCAATCTCAGGCTACGAGTAACGTCCCGCCTCCCGGTTAATTTTATCTCGACCAAAAGGCAAAGCTCATTATGACCTTTGCCTTTTAACCACCACATGAAGAGAAGAATCCATGCAAGCCTATATCGTACTGCCAGATGGACGACTGGAAGCTATCGCGTCAGAATTGATCCCGCCCGACGTGGCGTTGTCGCCGATCGTCTTTCCGGTCATCTCACAGGATATCGTCGCGCAAGCACGCTACGAGAACATGCGTCTCGCCGGTGAATCTCACAAGATGGCCGAAGTGCTCGCATGCCGAAGCTTCCCAGGCGTCAAGTCGGACGCGATCTTCAACGAGGGGAAATTCTCGTCAAGTTCGGGCAAGGTCGGGATCGAGCAGGAATGGCTCTCGAAGCAGGCCGAGGACGTTGGGGTCTCGACGACGGGGAAGTGGTATTGCCGTGGCCTCGCGAGCTTCCCAGGCGACCCGACCGCGTGGGTCGACAGTCGCGGCGACGTGCTCAGGATCGCCAAGGAGAAGAATATGACCGTCCACGGTTACGTCGAGCATCAGGGTTACGAGACTGATGGCGGCGGCGACACGGTGATCGGCGACGACATTATCGAGAATGAGTGCCTCGATATCTTCGACTCGAATCCCGGAATCGACCAGGAGCAGGTCCGCGAGGAAGTGTATAAGCTCCGCACTGGGGCCGTTGACCCTAACCCGCTGCTCGTCGAGGATTGAGATTATGTACGGATACACGTTAGTCCTAGGGATATGCTTCTTTTGGGTCATCTTCGCACCGTTGACGCTTGCGATGACCGAGTGGCTCTTGGGAATCGGCGATAAGGGGGACTGGAGATGATCTCGCAGACGACCTTCCAAGACTTGATCGACCACGGGATTGATTATCTCGGGTCGAACCCGTCGAGCAACGCCCAGCGGGATTGCGTCCGCGCGGCCCTCGAAGCTTACCGAGACCTCGCGAACGCATTCAACTGGACCTATCTCTACACCCACGGCCGAGTGATGACGAACGCGGCCTATGACGGGTCGCTTAATCTCGTCTTGCCGACCGTAAAATATCAGCAATCGACCGGCGCTTATCCTCTCATGGTCACGTTGACCGGGGATATGTGGCCGGTGTGGGCGGGAGACGGTTCTTATATCAGGCTCGGCCTAGTCGATTCTAGCGGCAACACGACCCTCGTCACCTATCGGGTGGCCCAGCGGGTCAGCGCGACCGTGCTGACGCTCACTCAGTCGTTAAACCCCGGTGCCGACATGCCAGCGGGCACGACGTTCATTCTCTATCAAGACACACTCTTGTTGCCGAGCGACTATATCTCCCAGGATCAAGCCTTGTACGAGCGGAACTTCGGCGGGATGGATTACACTCATCCTCGTGAATGGCTTTATGAGAACAGGTATATCTTCGCGCAAGGGACTCCACTCTACTACACGATCACCGGCGACCCCCAGTATCCCGGCCGTCTCTGCCTCAAGGTGTTCCCGTGGCCGATCGAGACGAAGACGATTGATTTTGTCTACAAGCGCAGGCCACGCCCGCTCGTCCACATGCTCTATTCTTCGTCGGCCATGTCGGCGTCGATCACGGCGGGGACTCAGATCGTAACAGGTGTCGGGACGACATTCACGCCAGCGATGGTTGGGTCTGTGATTCGTATCGCTTCGGGCGGAACGACGGCCCCGTCATCGCTCATTATGGGCGAAGGCCGAGTTATCCTCGAATCGGTCATCACGACTTACGTCTCGGCGACGAGCGTGACGATCTCCGACGTGGCTGACATCACCTATGCGGCTTGCCCGTTCACGATCAGCGATTCGGTCGATATCGAGCAGGGGGCGATGCTTAACGCCTTGCTCCGTGGGATCGAGAAACACTTAGGGATGAATCGCACACTGAAGGATAAGCCTTCGGCGATCAAGCAGTATGACTTGGCGCTATCGGAAGCGAAGTCGGCTGACTCACGGAGCTTCGCGGGACGATCGGCGGGCCAGCGTATCCCGGTTCGACTCAGGCTCAGGGATTACCCGTATACCTCGAACATCGAGTAAATCATGTCAACGCCGCGCGATGCCAAGAAGCCGGATAGTCGGGTCGTGATCCGTGACTTTCCGGGATACCAGCCCAATGTCGACCCGCACGACATCCCTCCTGGTGTCGCGGTTATCCAAATTAACGCGATGAGTTGGAAGCCGGGCGAGCTTCGGGTTCGTCCCGGATATACCGCCGTTCAATTCGACCTCTAATGTGAGTCACGACGATGAACCTCGGTCGATTCCAGCTTGGCCAGTTCGTGACATTGGGACTATCGACGGTCAACACTGTCGGCGTCCCGACCGCACCCGACGCGGCACCGATGGCGACAATCACGACTCCGGGTGTGGTTGCTGGTGCGCCATTTAAGCTCGCGATGAACGGTGGACCGCTCGCGTTCGCGCTGTCGATCCAACTCGGCTTAGCTTACGGCTTGGGTACATTTTCTGTGACGTACACCTATTCTGTCAATGGTGCGGCTCTGACGGGCGGCGACACCTTCACGGTGATCGCGGGCGGCGATCCCGGTGGCGGTATCATCGCGATGGCCTACTACGAGCGACCCGAGGCCGGATACGTGGTGACACAGTTGACCAGCGGGCGAATCGTCCAAGGTCGCAACCCGAGTTTATGAGGAAACTACGATGTTTGGACGATTTGGCTTCCGAGATAAGGCGACCGCCGTGATTGAGCGAGCTAAGGCGTTTTTTTACTCTCGCTTCCTTGCCGCTAAGTTTGCGATCGGCGGCGTCTATCGCGTCGATTGTTTTGACTCGGGTGGGAACCTGCGATGGTCAACTCTTGCGAAGAACGGCGTAACCGACCTCGGGATCGCGACGATCCTAAACGTGTTCCTGCGCGCACAAGCAGGTATCGCGTCGTGGTACATCGGCTTGATCGACAACGCGGGCTTCACGGCGCTGGCTTCATCCGATATTGCAACGTCTCATGTTGGATGGTCTGAAGTTGCCGGAACGAACTATAGCGATGCAAACCGGATTGTGTGGTTGGCCGGTGCGGCTGCTTCGGGTGCCGTGGTTAATCCGACATCGAGCGACTTCCACATGATCCCCTCCGCCGCCCTCACTGTGAGGGGGCTGTTCCTGATCTCCGACAACACCAAGGGCGGGACGATCGGGACTCTGTTCTCGACCGCCGCATTTACGGGCGGCAATCAGATTGTCAACAACGGGGATACTTTGAAAGTTACGTACACAGTTTCCGCCGTGTCAACCTAAGATTGTTCCGGTCGGCGCAAACGGGCCGGGCCGGGTAGGGGATTTTCCTTTGCCCGGCTTCTTTTCCAGGGGGTTGGCGTTATGTTGCGATTTATTGATGGATTCGACCATTATCCTACCTTGGATTTATTGCTTAAGTGGACCTCTGCGTATGAAGGTGGCGTTGGATCAGTTAGCGGTTCAAGTCTTACGTCTAATTTTCCTATAGGATTGACTGGGCGAAATTCCACTATGGGGTGTACTCTTGCTGGTACTAGCGGATTCAACAACTCATTAAGAAAGACGCTTAATAATCAACAAATCTGGATTGTCGGTTGCGCGTTTAATTTTGCGGTATTACCGTCGTCAACTGCGGCGATCTTTCGGTTTCTTGATGGTACGACTACGCAGAACGAGATTAATGTCAACGCAGCGGGCAATATGGTTTGGACTCGCAATGGAACCGTCTTAGCGACGGGAACGGTTGTCTTGTCAGCCGGTGTCTTTTATTACATCGAGTGTATGACGACGATCGCGGCGTCAATTACAGCCGGATCATGTGTTCTTCACGTTAACGGTATCGCTGATATTACTTTAGCGGCTACAACGAACACGCAGAACACGGCAAACGCTTACGCACAAACCGTCGAAATACTCACGTTCGCCGGGGTTAATACGGCTATCGACGACGTTTACATTTGCGACGGTACGGGTACGGCTAATAATTCTATCCTCGGCGATGTTCGCGTTGAAGCGATCCTTCCTAATGCGGCTGGAGCTTTTTCGGCGTGGACACCTTTGTCTGGAACGAACTTCTCACAAGTCGATCAAACCTCAGAAGACGGCGATACAACTTATGTCTCGTCGGCTACTGCGGGAAATGAAGATACTTACTTATTTGGGTCTATGGTTTCAAGCCCGCTTAATATTTTTGGAATCCAAACGACGGTCGTCAACCGAATGGATGACGCCGGGCCGCATACAATCAAGTCAATTATCAGGATCGCCGCCGTCGACTACCCTGGTGCGACAGTCGGCCAGGCGAGCACTTACGCATTCGATACGGAAATTCACGAAACGAATCCCGCGACCGCCGCTGCGTGGACTGCCGCCGCCGTTAATGCGTTGGAGGCGGGCGTGTCGCTCGTGAGTTAATCATGAGTGTTCGTATCACACAGGTCGTTACCGAAGTTCTGCGTAACTCATCAGCGGCAAAAGCGAGAGTTACACAAGTTGTCGCCGAAGTTCTGCGTAACTCATCAGCGGCAAAAGCGAGAGTCACACAAGTCGTCGCTGAAGTTTTAGTTACCAGTGCTGGTAATTTTCGGCCAGTTTCAGCAACCTCTGGATTAACTTTCTCTTATAGCAGCACGAATCCTGGTAAGAGGTATGTTTCGGCCAAAAATAACCTCTTGATGTCCATTAACGCTTATGGACGAACGTCTCCGGTTCACGCTTCGGCGTCGACCGGGATCATCTTAAGCGGGCCGGGATCGGCTTATGGATACGGCAATAAGGTCGTCTCGGCAAAAAGCGGCTTCATCCTCTCGATCTCCGATCAGACGCACTCTTATGGGAATAAAGTCGTCTCAGGGTCGAGCGGAGTAATTCTCTCAATTTCAGATAACACCTTAAATAATGGAAGTAAGCCCGTCTCGGCGACATCGGGACTCGTTTTCTCTCTCGACACTGAAGTTCTCGATATCGCGGTCTGGAGGGTTTCGGCGTTGTCGAAACTCACCATGTCGGTCATTAGCACGGCGAGCTTTAATCGGTCAGTCAAGGCCCAGTCGGGGGTCATCCTTTCTGGCCCAGGCAAGTCTGGCAAGAATATCAGTGTAGCGGCGACGACAAATATGAGCTTGTCAGAGAAGCCGATCCCGAGCAATTTTTTCCATATCTCGTCAACGTCTTCTATACTCTTGTCGGTCAACGCAGCAGTCGTGCTCGGCCACACGCCCGCGTTGACGGGACTGATCTTCACGACTGCCGCGTTCGCGACGACCCGGTTCCCTTGGCGGTTCTCCCCGCTCGTCCTGCCGACGGGCGGCGGCTTGCCCCACTCTTGATTATTCCTCGCGAGGGTAGAGTTATGCTGACTCCAGTGACAGCCGGGCTGGCCGTTGGAAACGCCGTAGGGGGCGGCACGGCGAACGGCGTGCTCTACGCCAACGGGACCGGCAATCTGGCCACGTCGGCGGGCCTCGCGTTCAATGGAGCGACGCTCACTCTCCCGCTTGGCTCTAGCGCGACTCCCTCGCTTATCCTTGGGAATAACGCGACAAACGGCTTGGTCGGAATCGGTGCTAATATCTATATAGTCGTTGGCGGCGGCTATTGGGGTACGCTCGATTTATCAAACAATATTTTCGCCTTAAACTCATCCACCACGTTCGCTTGGTCGAGCGGCTCCAATTCATCGACAGGCTGGGATGTAACCCTTAATCGCGTCTCCGTAGGTGCTCTCCGTGTCGGCAATGGCAATAGCGGAATCAACTACGGCTCGATTATTACCGGCACCACTGACGCCGCAACAACCACCACTCCCGTTGGGTCAACGGTTACCCATACGACCTCAGGCGTACCCGCCGCTGGGTTCGGGTGCTCACAACTCTTCACCGCCCAGTCGAGCACGACCGTCGGCCAGCACGTCGGATCGGTCGTCGCATCATGGGTCGTCTCGACCGACGCGAGCCGCACGGGCCGGGTTGCCCTGTTCGCGTCGGATTATTCGGGGATCGACCGCGAAGGGCTTCGCGTCGAATCTGACGGTACACAAGCAAAGATAGGCCTCTATGGTGTCGCGGCCACCGCTCGACCAACACTCACGTATTCACGAGGCGGTGCCGGTGAGACCGCCGCCGTCGCCGCGATCCGTGTCGCTCTTGCCTCGCTCGGTATCGTGCTCGATTCGACCATCGCCTAACCACCACTACTAGAGGGGAAGTTTCATGCTTAACGCTAATCTTATCACTAAGTACCGCACTGGAATCGCCACGCTGCTTAGCGTGTTCGCGGACCTTCGCGACCTTGAACTTCAGATTTCGGCAGAAGGAGGAGTAGCGATCTTCCTTTCCACGGATTTCGCGGGGGCTAATGCCGATCTAACGCCTTCACAATTCGGGTCACTTGTAACAAGCCGGACTGCACTTGAAGCTATCCTGTCGGCAGGCGGGAATGCTCACTACACGAATCTTATGAAGGCTCGTGCTTAATTTTACAACGGAGACCCGTCATGCCTCAAGAAATCTTTCTACCTTATGGTGTGACGGGTCTCACGACCCTCTATGCCGCGATCCGACGCCCGTCCGATGGCTATTACTGGTACACGGTGACTCCCGCTTGGGAAATTTACAATGCGGCCCATGTCGCGGCCGGGTATGCGATCCCGCTCACTGAAGAAGGTGTGAGCGGTGATTATTACGCCAGCTTCCCGGTCGGTATCACTCTTGCGGGCCGATACGATATCGTCGCCCGGAAGCAAGCCGGTGCATCTCCGGCGTGGCCGACTGACTCCATTATTGGGACTCAGACTGGCTTCCCCTGGTCGGGTAGTAGTGTGTCGATTCCTGCCGTCGTGGATTCAGCGGGCCGTTCGACGCTTACGCCAGCCGAACATACGGCGATATCAGGAACTGACGTGCCAACCGCGATGACGACCCAGGGTTACACATCCGCTAGGGCTGTAAAAGTCGATAATCTCGACGCCTCGGTGAATGCGGTTCTCACCCAGGCGACCAACGTGAATACCTCGATCGCGGCGGCTCAAACGAATGTGACCGTCGTCGCGGACGGCGCAAACAGCACGAACGTCTTTACCGTATCAGGAGTGACAGCCGTTCCCGCAAGCCTGGTCGGGATGTCGGTCGAGTTTAGTGGAGGATCGGCCGGGAACCTAAAGGCCCGCAAGACGATCATTAGTTCAGTCGTCAACGGGGCGAACGTCCAGGTTACGGTCGGCAATGCGTTCGGCGTGATCCCGGCAGTCGGCGATACCGCCGCGATCTTCTAAGCGAGGCGAATCATGCCGCTCCTTTGGCCCTATAAAGCTAGACGACTTTCGGTTGGTCCATCTGTACTTGCGGCCTCAGCGAGAAGTGGATTCGCGTTAGCGGAAGTCGTGATTCTATCAGGAGGCACACCTACGTCTTCTCCGGGATCAAAGGAGCGTGGACTCGGCGTCCAGAATGTGATTCGGAGCGGCATCAGCGGCGATTTCCCGCTCAGTTTCGCCGAGACGCCATCGGGACTGCTCCTGATGGCGAACGGGATCGACCCGATGATGAAGTGGGACGGGCTTGTGGCGAACGCGCCGAATGCGGGCGTGACGCCGCCATCGACGGCGATGCAGCTTGGCGGGGTCGGCTCGGGATATATCACCGGGACGCTCGCGGCTTATCAGCGGTTCGTCGATGACCACGGCAACGTGTCGGACCTCTCGCCGATCTCGAACCTCGTCGTCGCTGGGATGGACGGCTTGATTGAGTCGGTCAATTACAGCAAGGCAACCGGACTTGTCACGATGGTCTCATTCAGCCACGGCCTCGCGTCGGGCGAGCGTATCATGATCGACGGTGTTCAGGGGATTAGCCTCGTCAACGGCAGTTTCGTGATTACCGTGGTCGATCAGGATACGTTCACGATCAACGGCCTGATTAACACACAAGGCGTCTATTCCCAGGGTGGTGCCTGGACGCTCGGGGTGATGTCTTTGATCTATGGGGCGGTGCCAGTCTCGACCCAGGCGAATGTGGTGCGTCGGCAAATCCTCCGTAATCTCTCGGGTAACGCTGATGCTGTCTATGTCGATATCGACACGACCGACCTCATATCGACCGCGTTCGCCTCGACCTTGACCGACAACCTCCTCTGCGCCAACGAGCCGGTGCCGATGTTCAGCGAGGAGAATGGGTTGCCATTCGCGTCGAGACACGGCGTACCGCCATCTCATAAGTCCGTCTTGGCTCTCCACAAGGGCCGAGTCTTCGCGACGGCGGAAACCCCCTATGACGACGGTCATGTTGAAGCGGCGTTTAATAGCGTGTTCGTTCACGGTGTTGGGACGGCATGGCCCGCTAACTTCGCGGGCAGGTGCATCTATATCAATGGTGCCAACTCGCGATATCTGATCGACTCGGTTGACCCGATCAACCAGATACTCACGCTCGACAGCCCTTTTCTTCAGCCGCCCGCACCTTATGCGCTCTACACGATCCTTCCCGACCCTGGCGAGCGGCGGCTGGTCTACTACAGTGAAGCGGGACTGGTCGAGTGTTGGCCCGCGTTTAATGCGATCGCGGTCCCGGAGAATAATGATTCGATCGTTGGAATGGTGACTCTTGAGAGTTACTTGTACATTATCGAGCGAAGACATATCCATCGGTTGACGTTCGACAAAGACCCCGCTTCGGACGGATTCCTCTTTCGGTCGGTCAACCGTGGGAGTCTCAATAATCGGACTTATGCGAGCGTCGAGGATGCGATCTACTTCCTCGACGAGATTGGGATTCATAAGTTCGACGGCCAGGAGACGAAGCCGGTGAGCGGCCCGATCCAGACCGTGTTCCAGCAGGATGAGACCTCTGACATCTCGATCGACTGGACCTCGGATCAGTCGATCTGGCATGCCGCCGCCGATCCCGTCCGTGACACGATCCGTTGGTTCGTGACGATGGTCGGCTTCTCGGCCCCTTATCACGCGATCTCCTACAACTACCGGACGGATCGTTGGTGGATCGAGCAATATCCGACGCCGATGACCGCTTCTTGTAACGCAACGATTGGGCATCGTCGATCGCTGGCTGGTACTGACGCAAGGCGGGTCGTTTGCCTTTCAGAAGGGGTTTATGATGGAGTTGTCGGTGTTGGGACACTTCGTGGTTCACCGACCTTAGCCGACGCCGACTCATTAACTGACTCGTCAGCCTCTTTTGACGCGATCGAGGGTGCGCCTATTTCGATCGTCGATGGGACAGGCATCGGACAGACTCGGATCATTGCCTCAGTATCGACGAATGCGAATACTATTTTTATTATTCAACCGTGGACGGTTATCCCCGACGCTACGAGCGTTTATCAGGTTGGTGGAATCCCTTGGAATTGGCAGTCGGGATGGTTCCAGTATGTCGAGGACGAGGAGGATAATTGCCGAGACATCGAGCTTGTCTTCCGGCCGGTCAAGGTTCCGACATTGCTCGACATGCAGCTATTCTTCGACCACTCGTTCGTCCCCCGGAACTGGTCGCGATCGCTGATCCAGGATAACGTCCAAACTGAGGCTGGACTTCCGCAGATTACTGTTCAACTCGCGGCGGCGGTTGGTTGGGCGCGGCAGCAATACAGCGGACACGCGAATCGCGGAGCTTATGGCGATCGGTTCGTGTCAGTTTCGCTCTCAGGTGTCCAGGCTGGCGAGCCGGTTCGGGTATCCCAAGTGGTCATTAACGGCGTGGAGGCGGTCTAATGTTTGGACTTGACAGGCCAAACAGGCTTCTTCAGCCGTGGAAGAACGTCAAGCAGTTCAGCGAGGAACTGTACGCGATGCTCACACAGGATAAACCGATCCAACATGACGGGCCAGTGACGATTCGGGTTCCCGAGGGCCAGACGGCACTGAAGCTTGTGCGCGGCGAGCCTGGCAAAGACGCGGAACCAGCCCCTAGTATTCGGGCGAGACCGATCCCTACAGTCCCGACTCCTCTATCTACTGGCAGTAAACCTGCGTCTCCGGGCGGTCAATCCTATGGGTCTAAAGAGTCGAAGTATGAGCCGCTCATCTCGATTCATGGCGGGACAGACTTTAAGGGCCACGAGCCTGTTCGATTTGATACGCCTCCGCAAATTTATAACCCAAAGAATCGAAAATATGAAGTTGTGGCTCCGTTCGATTATTCAGGCCCTAACCCTAAAAAGAACACGCGAATATACACGGAAGACGCAGCAACATCAGTGTATGTTGGAAAAGTAAGCTCGGGGACCGGAAATTCTTATCAGGTTGCTATTTATCCGCTTGGACCTAATGATATTACTTCTGCGTTTACTGTCACGGTGACAGTCCCTATGATTGACCCAGATGAGACGATTGACGCCGGTACGTGGATATTCGGCATACACGTATTTACTGACTCCGAGGGCGTCGATTCGTATTTCTATCAGCCCGCCGTATGGGTGTCATGATGTTTAAGATTAACCAAAAAAAAGGACTACCCAGGCTCGCCGCTGTTAATCCAGCTTCAAATTCCTCTTTTACTATGAGTCGCGGGGATATCTTGACGGGGAAGCTGCCCGTCTTTTGGGGTCCATCTCAGCCCGCCCCGGACGTATTTGGTGAATATTTTCCTCCAAATGATTGGGCGAAAGTTAACACATTACTACGTGTTCCTCGTGTGGCTCGGTTCTTCTTTGAGACTGTAACGATTTTAACTGACGTGACGATCGCGAGTTGGATGACGGGAACTTACAGTTACGGCGTCCACACGGATTCGTTTGATCTTGATATAACAACCCCTTCTAGCTTTTATCCAACGCATACTCACACGACCAGCCTTGCGGACGCCGGTACAGCGCAGTACGCGATTGAATTCGACAAGGGTTTCAGTGGACACGATTATTTGCCAGGTGTCGGTAGTTTCGACGCGACAGGAACACAAAAGAACTGGTATAGTACGTTTTATGTCGCGCCTTTTCATCTTGAAGTTTATGAGGATCGGAGCAGTACTCTATACGAATTGATCGGGATTATTGATGCGCTTCAAGGGCAACATTTAAACTTACCGCCTTCGACGGCTCTTTTTGGCCTTCCTCATATCACGACGACTTCTTATGGTCCCTATAGCGGTGGATTATGCGCCCCAGTAAAAGTGGGTACTTTTTCCATAAATGGGATTGGATATGGAACAGCGATCCCTTACCCTGAACTCGGAATGATTATCCCGGCTGGGTGGGCACAGCCGCCTCCACTTCAGGTTCCGAGCCAGACTGACGCGATTCACGCCGTTGCTAATGCTCAGTACGCCGCATACAATCAGCCAAAGAGCGTTTCGTTCGATTGGTTCGACCGATCGAGCGGATATAATTTTCTCGATCTCGTGACGCCATCAGCGACAGGTTTTTTTGGAACCCGTACCGTATCCTTCTTGATGTTCTCGACGTGGCATACGATCCCGGATCAATCTGACCCTCGTATCGCGTTGATAAAAGCGAGCTTCGCTGGTTTCGCGGACTACAAAGTCGTCGTCTTGATTGACCAGGATAGCTTTGACGATATTCTCGCCGCGACTTCCACGAATGACACGTCAGTTGCGTCGGCTGTCGGGTTGTTTATGGGAGGCATCAATTCGCTCGTGTCTTCGCTAGCTGAATACGGATGGACGATGGAGACCGTTGGGTACAAGAATCTCAATTCCGTGAGTTCTATTGTCTCTCGGTATATCGGCCTTATTGGTTAGACTTTTCTTTTCTTCTCTAGAAAAAAGGAACCATGCGATGAGCAATTTTTTATCTCCAGATGAGACTAAACTCATCATTGAACAAACCACGTTATCAGGCGGTACTAGCAATACAAACAGGAACTCTAATTATAACGATTCGCATGCCGAAAGCACTTCGGTATCCACGAATACGAATACCGAAAATTCCACGTCGAAATCCACGTCGTTCAATCAGAACAACTCGATCAGTAGTTCGCTCAATTCCTCGGTGAGCCTGAACACGTCGAACAGTTCGAGCTTCGACACGTCAAATAGTACGTCCAATAACACGTCGAACTCGACCTCGACGGCGAACAATACAAACTTCTCCCAGAGCGACATCCAGGTCGCGACGATCAACGCGGCGGCTAGCAATTATCAGGCGGATCAAGGTTTAGCGGGCGTTAACCTGCATGAGCAGGCCGAGACATATCGGCTCAACCTTAAGCTCGCGTTCGCCGGTGCGAAGTTCGAGGAAGTTTTCCCTCTCGTGTCGGGTGTCGCTGGGGCTGCTTCTGGTACTGTTTCGAGCGCACCGATCGGATTCTCGGCATTCATGAAGCCGTCTGGTCTAGTTATGTCGGGTCCGGTTCCGGGTTCGGCTTCGGGTTCTGGCGGCGACTACACGGTCGGCGGCGGTATGGAGATGGGATATTACAGCCGGACGCCGATGCGAGACTTCGGCGACCTCCGCATGGGCGGCGGCGACACGAAGACGGGCGGGATCGGGTTCGCGTCGGGTTCCTCGGTAGCCGATGCTGTGGCCGCGACTCAGTTGCCATTCATCTCGACCTCTGGTGTCCTAACCCCGGCCCAAATCCAGCAACAGGTCAACTCGGCCTCGGCGCGGTCGGACACGCGAACCCAATCTGAGATCAGGCGGCTCATCGGCGACCTATCGGGACGCGGATTCTCGACGAACTCGCCCATATTGGCCGCTCTCCGGGTCGGATTGGCGGGCCAGAACCTCAAGGCTACGCTCGAAAACGCGACCCAGATTCAGCTTGAGTCGGCAAAACTTAATGCGGACGCGACTTTTGCTGGCCAAAAGGCTGTCGCCGATCAGTATAACGCACAGGAACAAGTGCTCGTCTCGATCGCGGTCAATAATACGACCAGGACAGTTGGCGTCCTTAAGGCTGTGACCGAGATGGTCGGCAACGCCTTGTAAGTCTTGGGTATATCTCTATCAGGCGGGCGTAATCGTGCGTGACCGCTCCGGGAGCGCCACGCCATGCCGTCTAATCCCTATGTGTTCAAAGAAGTTAACGACACGGAAAAGCCTCCAGTCCAGTCCCCTAAGATTGGCATGGCAGGAGCGGTCAATCCCACGGCGAATGTCGGTGTCGCCCGTCCGAAGCCAGTCGAGGATGATTCGCATCTCGCGCCTTGGGCGGCGGCACAGGTCCGACAAAACGGGGGTCGGCCTTCGGAATATCAGATGCTCGATCAGAAGACTCTGGCTCGTGCTCCCCAACAGGAAATTGCCACGACTCCGACCTCGGCGACATCTTCCGAGCCGGGCCAATTGAGTCCGTGGGCGGGCGACCTCGCGAAATCCAAGGATGTCGACCCTTCCGCCTTCAAGATGATTAACGGGGCGATGGCCGACGCCAATACTCCGGTCCCGACCTCGACCGCGAAACCTCTTCCGAGGATCGGCGTGGGTTCAGTTCCCCAGGGCGGTGACGAGCCAGTTCGATCGGCGACCCAATCGACGTTACCCGCTAAAGTCGGGGTTGAGCCGACCGCCCAACTCAGGCCGCAAGGGGAATCAGACCCATTGCGTGAAGCCTTGATGAATGATTTTCATAATCACACCTACTGGCTAGGTCGAGAATCCAGGAATCCCGGCACTTTAGAAGGCAACGGTAGCAGCTTGGCCGCGACGAAACAGGGTCAATTCGACGCAATCGCTCGGCTCCAAGCATACGATCACCAGAAGGCGGCGTTGGCCGGACTTGATCCAAGTAAGATTCGCAAAAATATAGAGGAGATCATGGCGAGTCCAGCCGCCCGAGCCGCTTATTTCGCTGGAAAGGGGATGCCAGACCCAGGCCCCACGCCTAACCCGACCGGGCCGGTCGACATCAATAATTACGACCGAACAGTCTCGTCGCCCGAGAACGCCGGGATCAAGGGGTTGTTCGACAATAAAGACCTCGACCTCCATGCGATCCTGTCGCAAGCCGCAGGTCTTAATGGCATCGCCGATCCCGGACACGTCAATCACCAGTTGATGCAGCAGGGAATTAATCGGCGCTGGCCCGAACAGAAGCAGTGGGACGAGGAGACTTACGTCCCGCCCAACCCCGATGGTGGTCAATTGAACGGGAATGCGGTTCTCAGGGGACTTAAAAGGTTCGGCGGGGTCGGCCACGCGGCGGTCGAGTCGCTATTCGGTGACACGTCGGCGGGAACCGGTCTCCATTGGCGCGAGAATTACGCCAATCGCACGAAGCAGCGCGATCTCTTGTCGCGATACGGATTCCACGGTCCCGTCAAGTAATATTCAACCTCTATCAGTAGGGAGCTTATGCGATGTTTCCCCCGAAGAAGCCAGCCGGTCCCAGTGGACCCCCAGACCCGTTCGGCCCCCCTCTCGGTGGCCCTCTCGGTGGTGCCCCGCCTATGGGTGGACCTCCCGACCCGTTCGGCGGCGGTGGCCCACCGATGGGACCGCCTCCCGGTCAAGGCATGGACCCGATGCAGGCTATGATGGGAGGTCTCGGTGGACCGCCAGACCCGATGGGTGGCGGCGGCATGCCGCAAGGCCCCCCGGTCGGACCTGATGGTTTGCCGGTTGGCGGCTCGATGCCCCCGATGGACGGCGACGGCGATTCGGACCCGACGATGGGTGGTTCCGATCTCCTCCAGGCGCTTCAGCAATCCATGTCGGGCGGCGGTGGAGGCGACCCCGGCGACCCCTACGGAGTCGGGCCGATGCAACCCGGCCAAGGGTTTGAGGGCATGGGGACCGGCGACCCAAACATGGGGATCGAACAACTTCTCCAGATGATCGCAATGGGCCGAATGGGTGTCGGCGGCGGTCCTGGTGGACCTGGACCCGGAAGTCTAGTTGACCCGAGCCAGGGCGGTCAAATGGGCGGAATGGTCGGTATGGGCGGCGGTTACTAAGTCACGATCGAGCACTTTATTCAAGAGGATCATCCAATGGGCGTCATTACCCAGCGTCTCCGAAATTGCCTCAAAGTCGCGCTCGGCAACCCCGGCGCGGAAGCCGAGATCGAGTCGGTCCTGAATACCGTCTTAACTCCTGTAGCGGATATCGACCCGATTACGGGCGGCAAAACCCCGGTCGTGCCCGTCGTCGTGACCTATACGGCGAGTCCCCCTCCTGCCGCGACCGACGCTATGACGATCGCGGCAGGTGCGACCCCGACTAACGTCGAACTGCTTAATTTTTGCGTCAATCTCCAGGCGAACGTCGCCTCGCTCCAAGCGGTCCTTCATGCTTCGGGGATCACCACGTAATCCGCAGAAAGGGGCCGGTCGATGGGCGATCTATGGAGTTCCACTCTCGACACGATTGGCCAGGTCGGCGACGGGATCGACAAGTTCACTGGCGGGCGTGCCCTTCGGGGATTGGTCGGGGGGAAGGGCAGGGAAGCCCTCTCGATCCTTCCGTTCTCCGATACACTCGGCATCACGGACGCCAAGGATAAGACGAGCGGCAGAGACCTTACGGATAAATACGGATTGACGAGCAAGGGTGACAACTCGTTCGGCTCGCACGCGGCGGGATTCTTGGCCGATAACATCCTTTCGCCTGGAAACATGCTCGGGGCTTACGGTGCGTTCAAGGCGGCTCCTACTATCGCTAAGGGTCTCAAGAGTGGTGCCAAGGCTCTCACTGGACTCGACCTCTTGGATCACGTCCGCTCTGGCGGGAAGGCGATCGGCGGGATGTTCTCAAAGAAGGCCGATAATATCCTTGATTCTAGGCTGTCATCTCTGAATCCCGTGAGCGAATCGAGGCTGGATTCTCGATTGAATTCCCTGAAACAGCCGCCCGATAATCCGCTCAACTTACACTCATCGCTGGCGGATAAGGTTGAGACTGGCTTCAAACACCCCGATTTCGATGTCGCTAAAAATAACGCCGATATGGCGATATCGAATGCGGCCGACGGACTCGGATATACCGACCAAGATAAATCCTTGGCGTTAAAATTCTTCCGTCATCCCGATCTAAACGGTTCCGCCGATCCACTTTCACTCGCTGACCGTTTCGGCACTGACTTAAGAAACGGAGTGGAAAGCGCATCGCAATACAGGGGCAATCCATCCAACGAAATTAATGAAGCTCTCCGTAATTTCGGCGGAAATCTAGACCCGATGATCTCGAAGATCAGGAACACCAATGATTACAACACCATCGAACATTCTGCCATGATGAACGTCGATATTCCGAAGGTTAATCCCGATTTCGTCGCCGATCCGACGTTGATGCAAAGGTTCACGGAAGCTCATCCGCATGAAACTCCCGATAGTTTTATCAGCAATAACAGTCAATTCAAGAAATACCTTCCTGATGAATTCAAGAAGATTTTCGGTGAAAGGTCGGATGATTACCTCGGCCACTTCAGAGCCGTCGCCGCCCGGAATGCTTACGAGACTTCCGATGCGTTCGCGAACAAGAATTCGACGCTGAGGTCAATAAGCGGGCTGATGGATTTATTGGACCACAGCCGTACCCCTCGTCCTATGGAACTCTACCGTGGGGTCGCGGTTGACGGCCTCAAGAAGATCGAGGATATGATCGGTGTCCCGCTGTCGAGTCCCGAGGCGATCGGACGAGAATTCACCGACAATGGATTCCTTTCGACTTCTATGGATAAAAATGTATCAAATATGTTCGCTCATTTAACGCCAACATTCAAAGGTCATGCCTCTGGTGCTGTATTCCATTTCCCGGACGTTCCCGAGGGTAAATCGGCTTCATATATGAACCCAATGGAGCGGGAAATTTTATTTCCTCCGGGTCGCAAGATCAAGATCGACGACAATTCCGACTATCCGAACAGCATCAGGGCTACACTGGCGACCATGCTTCCTCCAGGGACGGCACCACCGAAGCCTGGTAATACTATTTCATCGCTATATGATGAATTCCTGAAGAGGCCGGGCCATGAGTCGGAGCCGTGGTTCCACGCAGTCAAGGAAGCCGAACGCGAGGGCGTTGAGGCTATACCTGTCCCTGGTAAAACTTGGTCGGACAAGCACTTTAACGCTTACGATATTGCCCATTATCAGCCGGGCTTTCAGCAAAATTTCATCCGTCTAAATGCCGATCTCCGCACACCCGAGGGATCGCCTTGGCTCAACCCGAATGCGATGTGGCTTATGCTTAATGATCGTTTTAGTTCTAAAATTTCCAGCAGTTCGCATCCTCTGGCGATCATTGATCACGAATTAGGCCATGCCTTCCACTATCAGTCTGTTGGCGATGATACGTGGAGGAAGCTCAAACAGATGGGGCAGTTCGACGGCAAGGAGAATCGCCTCGTCACGAATCGCGTGAGCGAATACGCCAAGACGAATCCGCTAGAGTTCGTGGCCGAGACTTACGCGGGCCTCAAGGGCGGCAAGGATTACCGCGATGCGCCTAACGTCGGTAAGTGGTTCCGCAATTATGCGGGCACTCCGTTCCTGGACAGGATATCCAATTCGGGACTCGGCAAAGGTCTAGGTCTCTCGCTTCTCGGCGCTTATGGTTACGGTTCCATGAATTCACAACCGGAGGCGTCCAATGAACAGCGACCCGTTCTCTAACAGTGGACTTAGCGATCCATTTTCGTCACGAGACCCGTTTTCGAGCGGCGACTTGTTCGGCGGCTCCGGCCGTCCCCAGCGTGCCGCTTTCCGCAAGCCTTTAGCCGATGATGAGTCGGAATCGTTCGCGAAGAAGGCGCTCAATACCGGGGCGAGCGGTCTACAATATGTCCTCGGTACTCTCGATAAGCCGGGGCAGGCGGTTCGCGGCGTGCTCGCTGGCAAGGGTGTTTCGGCACTAAAACATCTCGTGCCGTTCGCCGACACGGCGGGACTCGTGACCGACGCCGACCACACGAGCGGGCGTGACCTCACGAATAAGTATGGGTTGACCCAAAAGAACGACAAAGGTTGGGGGGCATGGGGACTCGGGCTTGGGGCCGACCTCCTGACCGACCCGCTCTCTTACACGACGCTCGGTGCGACGCATGCTCTAACAGGGATGGGCAAAGGACTCCAAAAGACGGGCGCTCTGAAAGGGTGGAGCCGCAAGGCGATGCTCGAAGGGTTTGACGGCACGGAATCCGCGATGAGGGCGGCTGGCGGGACGACGGAGAGCATCGCCCACATGGTCAATCAGGGCAAGAGGATCGCCACGCCCGAGATGGAAGCGGCCGGTGCGGTCGCGGGCAAGCCGATGTCGAGCCTCGCCAGGATCGGCGTCCCGTTCGGTGGCCCGAGCGTCAATGTTGGGACGGGTCCGTTCGCCCAGAGGGTCGCCGGGAAGATGGACGCGATCGGCGACAAGCTCAAGTTCGGCAACGCGATCGGCCGCACGCTCAATGCGAACTTCGACCACTCGGTCGGCGGTGCCGTCGATGAGATTACACAGAAGGGATGGAAGAAGTACGGACAGCCAACCCTTGAAGCTGCCAAGGCGACCGGGAGGGACGACGCATTCCAGGTTCTCCAGCATCTCGATCCGCTCATCTCGTCCGGTAATCATTCCGAGTCGGTCGTGACGAATGCCGCCAGGGCGGCGGCGGAAGGCGTCCCGCATAACTTCGACCCGGCCCTGATCGCCTCGCTCGACCCGCTCACGCAACACATCGGCGCGACGAGAACCCGCCAGTTGGCGACGGAGCAAGCGGCCGGTCTGCCGATCAGTGGCCTAGGCGACGACTACGCCAAGTACGTCCATCGCCAGGCGATTGACGCCAGCCACCAAAGTCTCCAGTTGGGCGGGAAGTGGGACAAGTCGAAGAATCTCTACCCGGTCAAGAGCGGCGCGAATATTCAGCGCGATCCCGTCCTCTCGAATATCCCAGGCGGCACGAATCGCATCAATGATTGGTTCGAGCGGCTCGCGGGAGAGAAGCCTACCGTCACGCTCCCGCAAGTTAGGAGCGACCTCGAACGAGACTTACTCCAGAGCGGCAAGCCTATGACTCCCGAACTCCACAAGGCGTTCGACGATAAAGCGGTCGAGGTTGCCGAGCGGCTCAAGGTCGCCAATCCTCGATACAAGACGACGTTGAATCCCAACGGCGATCCCGTGCCCGGTATCCCGTTCTTCACGCCGGACCTCGCGGGTGACTTGAGCCAGCGCGGTGCCCAACACGCCAGGACTCTCGCCTCGGCGAAGGCGGCGGTCGGGACCATCGGGGACGCCGCGAAGCCGTTCGTGAACGACGGGACGATGACCAGCCTACCCGACTTGCTCAAGAGGATCGGGCTTAAGACTCAGAGATCGGGACTCGGCGGTGCCGGTGTCGATGCTCAGGGGGCGCTCGTCGAGATGCAAAAGTCTCTTGCGCAGCACGGTGCCGGGCCGGTCGATGCCTTCCTCCAGAATCCGACCAATGTGGCGCTCCGCAAGCAAGTCGGCAAGTACGGAGTCCTTAACGAGCATGCCGAGCAGATCGCCAAGGCGTATGCGGGATGGAAGGCCCCTGAGCAGATTAAGGCCCCGCTTAAGTTCGTGGACAGTTTCACGAATGCGTTTAAGGCGCTCGCGTATCCGATCTGGATTCCGTCGCACGTTCGGAACGCGATGACGGCTGGCGTCAATAACACAAGGCGTGGTGTTGGTCCGGGCGACTATCTCGACCAACTCAAGGTCATGACGGGACGGGGCGGTCGCGACCTTGGCGCGGTCAGTCCGGCGTTCAAGGCGCTCCCGGAAGCCGAGAGGATCAACGCGATCCGTCGCCAGCAATACGGGTCGGCCAACCTGTACGGCGGTCATGGGATGAACGACGACATCTCTAAGGACGTAACCGAGGCGTTGTCGCGTCCCAATGGTCGGTTCACGCCGAACATCCCAGGCTCGGATCGGGCGGGGCCTCACGGCAATGTCGCCACTGATACCGCTGATCTCGTGCTTAAGCAGGGACTACTTGGCTCGTTCAAGGGGGCCGGGAACGCGGCTAAGGATTCGATCATGGGCCTGTTCGATAAGAACAGGACGTGGGGCCAAGGGGTCGGAGAGAACCTTGGCATCAAGGGCGTCGGCGGCGCGGCCAGGGACGTGAATCCCGCCGTGAAGGCGGGTCGAGTCGCGGGCACGAACATCGAGGATTTCTTCCGTGGTGCCCAGTGGCTCCGCGAGGTTAAGAATGGCGCGACACCCGAGATGGCGGCTGGACAGGTCAACAAGCTCCACTTCGACTATGACGCCCTCGCCCCGTTCGAGAAGAACGTGATGCGGCGTGTCGTGCCATTCTACACTTTCGCTCGGCGTAACTTACCGCTCCAAATGGAGACGGTGATGCACACGCCTGGGGTCGTGAACGCCCAATACAAGCCGTTCTATCAGAAGGGGCCGGACGATAAGGGGTACACTCCCCAGTACCTCGCGAACGGCGTGGCGATCCCGACCGGGCCGGAAGTGGACGGTAAGAGGCAGTATGTCAGTAAGCTTGGCCTGCCCGCCGAGGAGGCGTTCGGCAATTTCAAATTCAAGAACGGCATGCCTGATATCGGCGCGACCGCGATGAGCTTCATGGGCCAGATGAACCCGCTCATCAAGGGGCCGATGGAGCAGTTATTCGACCGCCAGTTCCACACGGGCCGCAAACTCAGCGACCTCCACGCGACCGGGACGGCCGGTGCGATCGGCAAGATGTTCGGCGACGACAATCCGCAGCTTATCAGTCAGATTCTCGCGAACACGCCCGCAACTCGGTTCGCCTCGACGGCCGATAAGCTCCTCGATAGTCGCAAGGGTTGGTTGCCGAAGGCAGCGAACCTTCTATCGGGCGTTAAGGTGACGGACGTTGACGTGGACAAGCAGCGGGCGATAGAGCTACGCAACGCGGTCGAGGACATGATGAAGGGTCACTCAAACCTCTCGAAATACTCGAACTTCTACGTTAAGCCCGAGGATGTGGCCGACTTGACGCCCGAAGAAATCCAGATGATGAGGATGTACAGCGGTATCCAGGATAAGGCCAAGGCTTACGCCAAAGATAAGCGGGAGCGGATCGGCGTCAAACCTTAAGGCCCCTCAAAAGGCAAAGCTCATTATGATCTTTGCCTTTTAGTTCCTCTCTTCGGTCTCTTTCGCCTTGTCGTGACAGAAGTCGGCACAAAGCTGAGCGAGTGCCTCGACTTCATTGAATATCATCGAGGCTTCGACGGTGTTCAGGATCACGTACATAGCTTTAAGCTCCGCGTCGTCCAAGAATCTCTTTTGACTCGTCAGATAGTCTTTCGCGGCGTCCATCGCCGAGACCAGCCGCCGTCGCTGGATCGCATTCATGAATCCGTCCTTGTTAATTTAAGTCTGAGACCTAAAGAACGTCTCACGAGGATACCATGCCGAGTCTCTTGCAACAAGTTGATGAACAAATGAGCAACGTGACCGTGATCGAGAAGGCATTCTACACGATACCCGAGCTTATGGCCCGATGGTCTGTCGGGAGATCGACGATCTATCGCGAGATAGGACGCGGTGCGATCAAGCGTAAGCACGTCGCTGGAACAGTTCGTATCGCTGCGGAAGACGTTAAGGCTTACGAGAATGCGATGAGTTGATTTTTATAAACATCCTTGCTTTATTGACACATCGAAACCAAGATAGCCTACCTTGTTACTCTAAAAACGAGGGAGGCTATCTTGGCGTTCATCTACTCGAAGAAAGACCCGAGTTCCGGGCAATCGCGATGGTATGCGAGGCTTAAGGTAGGCGGCAAGCTGGAGACGATCAGCTTGAGGCTCGTCGAGGACGGCAACAAGAGACTCGCTGAACGTCGCGCCCAGAAGCTCCAGTTCGAGGCTGACGCGGGCAGTCTATCCGAAGAGACGAGGATTTGGCTAGGCACTTCCGCCGTCCGGCTCTCGACGCTCGTCGCCAGGTCGTCCGCAGAGATCAAGACGGACGCAGTGGGCGTCGAGGGTTGGCTCGCCGCTTTCGATTCCCACTTGAAAGCGATGGAGACCAAAGACACAAAGCGTCACGTCCCCGGCAAGGCCGCGAAAGACGAGGAGTATACACTCATACAGAGGATGATGACCCTCCGTCGATTCGTGCGGTGGACTGAGGATAACAAGATCAAGTTCCACGCCGCGACGTTCACGGACACGATGATTGATTTCCTCCGATGGCGCGGTACGACCGTAGGCCCTGGGACGCTCTGGACAAAGGATTATTCTTACCTTTGCAGCTGGGGGGACTGGATGGCGAAGCGCGGCCTCTGCGAGCGTCCCAACAGGGATCGAGTCAAAGAGAGCCTCCCCCAGAAGATCGCCCCCAATATTAAGCTGATCGGTTGGCGTGAAGACCTAGAATCGCTCCGATATTTCCGTGACAACCGCATCAAGTCCTGGAAGGGCAGGAATCATCACGCGGGCCGGGGGTGGTTCTCACTCTGGTCATTGGTCGCCATCGTCCGTGGGACCGGATGCCGCCCGAGCGAGGCGACACGATTGACGTGGCAGACGGTCGACCTCGAAGGCGGCAAGATCAGGTTCCTCAAGTCTAAGACAGGTGGCAACCGGACGGTCCCTATCTTGTATCAATGGTTGCATGATGCGATGGTCGAGATTCGCGATTTGACGGGCGACACTGGCCCTGTCTGTAAGACGGTCTACGGAACTCCTTTCCTGAAGCTGGCCAGCGCATGCGCGCTGATGAATCGTTTTTCGTCGAAGTGCGGCCGAACTACCTATCATCTCAAGATGGCGCAAAAGCTCCAGCTTAACCATTTGATCCGCATGGGATTCCCGCCCCACGTTATCTCGAAATGGAGCGACCATTCGCTGTCGATGCAGGAGCGGCATTACATGGAGGAGCAGGCATATTTCCCGCCAGACGCCGCCGAGGATTACGAGGAATTCGGCGTGCTCACGCCCTTCGGCCAGAAGGTTAAGGATCACCTTTCCGGCTTCTCCAAGGACTTAGACACGGCCCACTAGAGTAACCTGGTCGAGTAACCTTAAGCCCCGGACAACCTGGTACGCGGTGGGACGGAGCGATACAGTGTGGTACATCGTAAGTCTTTGAATAACAAGGGGTTAAAGCTAGATATCGTTGCCGCCGTTAGACTTATGAAAAGCGGCTCTTGGGCGTTAATCATGCCTGTTTAGGTGAAAATACCGATCCTTAATCCCCTTTTGTGACAAGGAGTTACGTCATCGGCGGCGGCTTGAGTAACTTTTAGAGTAACATAGAAGCGAGTAACCAGGTTTTCCGAAACCGAGTGGGCGAATAGGTTACGGTCTCGATTGGAAAGTAACTCGCGAGTAACAAGGGCGATCTAAACGAAAAGGCCCGGCAACCCCGATTGGGAATTGCCGGGCTTTGGCGGTCAAGCGACGAACACCGCTTCCATCTCGCCGTGGGCGATCAGGTTGGCGAACATCTTGGCGAGCATCTCGGGGGTCAACGCCGGGATGACGTAATCGTCGTCGTCATCCTCTTCCTCGTACTTCGACTCGACGACGGGGACGTGGATCGCCAGCTTCGGCGGGACGTAGGCCCGTTTCACTTCCTTGGGGATCGGCTTCGACTGGCTCTCGATCAGGGATTCGGCGACCATCTGGAGCGGGATCGAGAGGTCGTCGAACGGGCTTGGGATGACGACCGGCTTGGGCTTCTTTGGCGCGGCCTTGACCTTGCTCCATGATCGCTGCATGTCGGCACCGTTGATCCGCTCGGAGAGGTTTTTGGCCAGGGCCATCTGGAGGTTATCTTCCCCGGCCATCGCCGCCAACCCTTCCTCGCTGAACTCGCCTTCGAGGGCCTGCGCTGCCGCCATCTTCTTGCTCATGAGGCTCATCGCCTTGTGCTGCATGGTGTCACGATAGTACATATAATAGACGCGGCAGTCGCGGGGTTGGCCGATCCGCCAGGCACGGCGGGCGGCTTGCCTCATGGTGAACAGATTGTACCCTGTCTCATAAAAGACGATGGTCGAGTAGTTGTGCCCGCCAGGGTTGGGCGAGAACAGGTCGAGGCCCGTGCTCACAAGCTGGGGGTGGGAGATCATCACGTCGTAGTCACGACCGTTCTTCTCGATCCACTCCTCGCGCTCGATCGGCTCAACGTCGTTCGCACGGAGGATGCCGACCTTGAGGCCCTCTCTTTCGAGCAACCCCTTGAGTCGATCCTGGATATTCCTCTTGCCGGTCATCTGGACATAGACCCAGGTCTGCGTCCCATCGGCCTTCTGCTTGAGGCAAATGTCGATGAGCGCCTGCTCCTTTGGATATGTCACGTCCTCGGGGAGCGACTTAGGCGTGACGACCCCGGTGAAGTTGTCGATGGTTCGGATGCCGGGCTTCTCCCAATACCCGACCGTGTGGCCGAGCTTCGGGGGATAGGCGTCAACCTTGACTCCGTGGATTAAGGCGTCTTCCCGTTCGGCAACTGCCCTGTCTAACGCCTTCTTAACTTCCGGGTCATGATCCCATCCGAACGGGCGATCGGGGTAATCCATCGTCGTCCAGAGGTAAGCACCGAGGAGCTTCATGCTCCCACGGATGAGGAGGTCGCGGTTGGCGAGTTCGAGGGTCGCGGTGACTCGTTCGTACTCGATTTTTTGATCGGGTTCCATGTCGCACGCGGTATCGAACCATCCGTCGCTCGCGGCCTTGCTTCGATCGTCGTCGCCGTGGTCGAGGTTAGGTCCGCCGATATACTCGAACAGGTCGGGTAAGTTGTCGGACACGTCTTCGAGCTTAATGAACATCGAACTGCCGATCATGTGCCTCCCGAACATCGTCGGCATAACGCCTGGCCGCACCACTTTACGTTCGGATCGTGAACCGCTCGACGCCCGCCGCATCGACTTGACGTTGCCGCCAACCGATGGCCCGTCGTTGCCCTGCTCTTTCGTGGTGATAATATGGTCGATCTTGCCATACGCCTCAGAGAAGGCCATATCCTTGCCCCACTCGAACCCTTCTTCCTTGAGGCTATTCGGCGTGATCCTCATCATCAAGGGGAAGAGATGGTTGGCATAGCCGCCGATGATCGTGCCGGTCATCGCGAGGACATGATCGACGCCCGCGAGGAGCTTGCCGCAGGCCATCGACTGAGCGCTCTCGTCGCTCTTCTGCTCTTGACATTCGTCCACGATCAAGTAACTGAACATCCGCTTGAGCTTCTTCTGGACGAGCCGGGCGAGCGACCATCGGTACGGTCGGCTCGTGTAGTTGTACATCGGCTCGCCGCAGACCTTGATGACCCATTGGCGATTCTTCCATGTGAATTGAACGTCGGGCTTACGCTCGGAGAAGTCGAGCGGAACCGGGCAGAGCCGGTCGCGACCGTGATCCTTGGGCCGCTCGGCGGTAGGGATCATCTCCATGTAGGTTCCGATGCACCGTTCCTGTTTCCCATCCTTGTTGGACTTCCCGTTCCTCAGTTTGGCAGACAAACTCTTCTCGGCAAGCGGGACGCCTTTCTTGTCTCGGGCTACCGTGCCGCACTTCGGGCAGCAGAAGACACGGCCGCTGACGTTATCCATCAACGGCTCGCCGCGATCACTGTAGATCGGACGGCCACGTTCGTTCAACTTCGCGATCTTCTCGACAACGACGCTCTTGCTCGCGGGACTCTTCTCGGACACCTGGCCGTTGAACCCGCGATGCAAGTCGCCGATCCCGGTCCAGTCGGACAACCACTTGGCCTGGTTCCGGCCGATGACGTACCACTCAGCCCCCTTCGGCTTCTCCCATCGGTTGCCCGATCGCTTATCGAGGAGTCCGATCATATCCCGGAGCGACCGCTTACTGTTCGTGTCGACCTTCTCGGCCTTCTTACCCTTGACCTTTTTAACCTCGGTCTCGCCGCCTTGCGGGCCGAAGCGGGTGACGATCGCCCCTGGGATCGTGCCCTTGATTTCCCTCACCCATTTAGCGATCAAGTGGTCGGGACAAAGAGCGATCGCCCGGTACTTGCCGCCTTTACCGCCCTGATTTCGCGATCGCTGGGCATGCTTATGGATCGCGGTCATTCCGAGGAGCGTCTTTCCCGTGCCCATTTCGCCGCAGATGAAGCCGCTGTTAACTTCATCCATCATTTTAATCGTGGCCGCGATGACGTGCTTTTGGGCCTCAAACGGCTCGCGGATCATGTCGTCGAAGTCGGGCAACTCGTCGCGGCTGGGCAGGTGGAGCGGGTCGAGCGCCGTGATGGCCTTCTTCCCGAGGATGGAACCGTAATTTTGCAAATACTGATCCATCGTGGTGATCTCGCTGATGGGCAAGATCGCCTTCGGCGGCTCAATCGTGGTGATGTCTGTGTCGTCGCATTCCATAGTAGGTTCAGTCCTGGATCGTGGTGGGATTAAGTAGGAGGTTGGCACGCTCGATCAGTTCAAGCGTCTCTTGGAAGCAAGTGTCGCTATCATCGGGGGCGAGCGATTTAAGCTCGTCTAACATCTCGGAGGCCAACAATTTCATTTCGGCCAACATCTCGCCCGGAGATTTCTTCCATCGCTTCTGGATCGTGACGATGAAGTGGCCCCACGAGTCGTCGCCCAACGAAAGCTCGACGAAGTTAATCGCACCAGCATCGTTGAACGAGTCGGCGAACGACGCGACCATGAGCTTGCTCGCCCAATGCTTCATGGATACGTCGGAAGAGGTTAGGTTGATAGCCTCTTCGATCACGATCTTGAGAAGCTCAGGCTTGGAGAGTAGGCTAAGGAGTCGATCGTTCTCCGCGTTAAGAGCATCAATTTCAGCGAGGGCCGGGATAAACTTTCGTGCCAATTTGAACATTTACGGTCTCCTGAAAGGTGGCCTAAAAGGCAAAGGTCATAATGAGCTTTGCCTTTTGTTGCGAACTTGGATCATCGTTCAGAGCGAGATAGCCGGGATCGGGATGAGGATGTCTTGTTGGGTGAGTCCCTTGCTGACAACCTCGTCGAGACTCTTTGTGGTCGCCGAGAGGATGCCGCATTGGCAGTTGAAGCAGTCAGCGTGTTCGAGGCGATTCGCTTTCCTCAGCTTCTTCTCGATGTAGGGAATCCACTCCTTAAGGATAGGGGTCGTGAACCGGACATTATTTAGTTCCTGCCAGAGCGATTCGGGCGTAACCACCTTCATGAATCCCGGCATCCTGGTTATGAACAGGGCGTGGGCCATGCCGTAGCCGATCTTGTGTGTGTAGCACTGGTAGCCGTCCTCGGTCGGATAAAGACGGCCGGGAGTCCTAGACCTCCATTCGTCGTCACCGAGCTTATTGACTTGAATCCCACCGGCCATGACGACCGCCTTGGCCCCGCCGGATAGGATCGCCCTGATCTGCTTGACCCGCTGGGTGTCGGCGATGAGCGAGATCATGAGCAATTCGCCACGTCCACTCACGGCAATCTTGTCAAACTTCACGTTCGGCGTGGAGATATCCTTGCCCATGAACTCCACGTCTCCCATCTGCTTATCCTGTTCGCTCACGGTTTGTATTCCTTATCGGACGAGTTGATGCGACGGATGAACTCGGTCGCCATGATCTTGCTGTACACGATAATCTCGACGTTCAACCAGCGGATCGAGAAGTACCAGAGATTGCCGTATTTGGAGTGCTCGACCACCGGAAGCCAGTAGAACCTCGCGAGGCCGGTGAAGTTGAACAGGATCATATTCCACTCTCCTGGGTGTGGTAGATGGAGACTTTGTAAAGTCTATCCAACGAGGTCTCCGTTGACGGTCTCGATCTTGTAAACGGGAAAGTCGCTCATGGCTTATATTCCTTCTTTGCGAGGGTGATACCCTTTGGCGTGACGTGGTAGTAATATAGATTTTCTGAATCATACTGGCCTTCGTACATAAGACCAAGATCAATCAGTTCAAGTACAGTATCGAAATCACAACCTTTTCTAAATGTTGCGAAACAGTTTCGGTGGTTGTCGTTTTCTAACCACCATGACAACTTACGTCGATAATTGCACCGCTTCATTCCGAGCGAGTGCCGAAGTAGATTAAGCTGATTCTGTGTAATCATCGGTTTCCCCGTTGTTCGAGTAATTGGAGCCGAAGCTCAGCCTCGCACGTCCTTCGGACCCGGTTAACATCCCACGTCTTGCCATCCTTGGTCTTGAACTTAAGCGTGTAGTTAAGGTGATCCGAAATCTCACGCCAGGTCAGCGGCTCGTCCTGCATCCTCCATTGGACGATCGAACGCATGACGTTGCGTTCCTGATCCTCACGCTCGCGGACCTTGACGAGCTTGCCGTCGAGCCAGACCTTCTTGTACCGGAACCCGTAGCCGGGATACCGGGCATGTGCGACACCGGCCCGCTTCTTCTTCGCCATCCCATCCTTCGTCCGCTCACTGATAAAGGCGCGTTCCAACTCGGCGAAGGACGCAAGGATATGGATCATAAAGCGTCCCATAGGCGAGCTTAGGTCAATAGCCCCGCCCATGAGGTTGCAGATGTGGAGCTTGATGTTCATCCTCTCGAACTGCTCCAGGACTTGAACGCAGTCGGCGAGGCGACGGAAGGCCCTGTCGAGTTTTGCGATGATGACGTGATCGCCGGGTCGAAGCTGAAGGAATAGCTCTTTACCGGCGTCACGGTCATTCCAGGCAACCTTGCCGCTCTTAGACGAGTCGACAAAGTAAGAAGGTTCACCGAGTCGGTTGAACTCGGCGTAACGCTTAATGTGGTCCTTTTGTGTCTCTGGTGAGTCAACCTGTTTTTTAGTGCTCGCACGGGCATAGCCGTGGACTTTAGGGTCAGTCGGCATCAATACCATCGGGATGCTCCTCTTCAAATTGACACGGTGCGCATCGGCCATGCTCTTTGAAGCCTGAAAACTCTTCCCGAAAAATATCACACCCGCATTTAATGCAGGAGTCCGCCGGTCCTTCCTCGTCGAAGCCTTCATTCTCGTCGCAATCCGAGTCGTCATGCGCCTCGGGGATATCTTCGATGCAGAGGATACCTTCATTATCGCTGACCATAAATTCTAACCCTCGTCTTCGACGTTCCTGGAAAGGTGTCCGTAACGCTTTTGCATGTAATTCGTTCCCAACCACACTTTACCGTTAAGCTTCCATTGCACGTAGGTTGGGTTATTGCGGTGAATGAGATATTGGATGACTTGGCAATCACGCCAAATCTCGGCCTGGAACTCCAGTCCGTAGTGCTTTGAAGGATTGTCTGGGATTCCCGCCTTTCGGTTGATCGAGACATTAATGAGTCTCGTGAGTTCGCGTTGAGCCTCGGGCTTTTTGATATAGGAACCCCACTGGAATGGACGTGGGGCTTCATGGCAATCTGACGCGATAAACCGCTTGTACCACTTGAGCAACTTGACGGTGCCTGTGAGTTGCCGCTTCGTGATCTCTTGGCCTGCTTGCGTCAGCATTCGACCTCCTCTTCTTCGACTTTCTCACTCTTGGGTTCGTTACTGTAGGTTGCCAGGTTGCCGTTCTGCTCGGCGCAACGGATGACAGTAATCATGCGTTGAGAGAAGACATCCTTCGTGGTGACGGCCCCACTGTCCGGGTTGGCCTCGGACGTGGACGCGGCGACGTTGTGATACTTGATCTTGTGCGAACTACCACGGACGACATGGACTCCATGCGGCCCTTCGACCACGCCATTAAGCATGCCCGACGCGAGGATCAGGCCCAGGTGCCCCTTGTCGAGCGGTAGCGGAGGTCTGGCTGGCGGCGGGATTGTGACTTCATCGAGTAGGCGATTAAGTGGACTCTCGCTGATGACGTGGAGTAATTCCGCCTCGGTGAACATCGTCTTCTTGAAGGTATGCGGCTTCCACGCGAGGGGTATCTCCCAGGTTCGGATATCCTCGTCCTTATCGTAACTGCCGCTCCCGTTCCGCCACGACTTCGGCTGCAACTGCCCCAGCGATGGGAGATTGTTTATATAAACGCAACCCCAGTGCATTTGCATCTGGGTGAGTGCGCCCACTTTGTCGAGCATATCCTTCGGGACGGCATCCTTTCGTTTCTTGCCGAACACGACGATCTCATTGTAACACCTGATCTGCTTGTGATCCTCGTCGTAGCCATCGGGGAACTTATAGACCGCGACATCAGAGTAATGCGAGTCGATAAACTCACAGAAGTTCCTGTTATTGCTCAGTGCGCCGAGCGGGCAGACAAGGGCGAGGATACCGCCGATGCAGAGGGTTCGGGTCGCCTTCTCGGTGAAAGCCTGCTCCTCTCGTCTTCCGCCACCAAGCTCCGCGTCGAACGGTGGATTAACATAGGCTAATCCAAAGCTGAACCCAGTGATCTGGACGCCAAGGAAGCTCGCGGGGCCGAGCAACTGGACGCCGGGGATACGCTCCCTGATCTTATCGACCCGGCCCGCGTCTAGCTCGACCGCGTAAGTCAGCGACGGCGGGATGTCGAGCGCCTTGCGGAGTTGTTCGAGTGCGGCACCTTCACCGGCACATGGGTCGATGATGTTAACCGTGTTAAGCGGCCTCACTGGGTCTGGCTGTCTCTTGTAGAGATGGACGAGAATCCCGTCGAGTGCCGCCGCGTTAATCGGGAAGTATCCTAATTTCGCCTGTCCAGCCGGTCTCATGACTCTAACTCCTCTTTAAGATGACACGATTCATTGAAGCGTTTCGTGTATTCTGTTGCCATCTCGATACTCAGGAAAGTCACCGAGAAGTCGAGAAACCTGAACGTGATATACCAGAGACGCCTCTTATTCGATCGCCTCTCGATCGACGGCCACCAGTGGAATCGGTCTAGCCCGGTAAAGTTAATCTGGATCATGACCCTAACTCCTCTTGAGGAATGCATCGCCCGAGGATCGAACCGACTCGGTGGTCTTGCCGTGGGTCGTCGGCGTCACCTTGTAGGTAAGCGAGCATCAGCGCCCGCACGTCTTTAATGAATCTCTCGGGGTCGGCGATCCCGGCGCAGGCGTTGACGCAAGCCGCGATCCGCTTGGCAATATCCGCGTGTTCGACACCGAACTTGGGGTAAGGCTTCTTTGCGAGGGCGATGATGCCCTGGTCGGTCGCCATTGTTAGCGAGCCGTTGATGTTATTACAGGGGCCTGGTTCGTGGATATTTGATCCACGGATGACCCAATCGGCGTCACGCTCGGCCCGATGCTTCGACGCTTCCCACTCAGATGTCAGTTCGGACAGCCGCTCGGGATCGTGGTTGAAGTTAGGGGGGCCGAACCTGTAGGGGCTATCCCAGATGACGCTCTTTGTCGCGGTCCACGGTTCGTAGTAAGACTTCGGCTTGCCGATATCCATGCTCTCTTCTCCTTATGTAATGGCGAAGAGAGCATAGACAATTATTTTGAATCAACCACAGCCACCAAGTCGGAATCGTTCAGTAGTAATTCCTTTTGTTCAGCGAGCAGCGATTCTATAGTCATACTCGCATTATTGTACTCGATGAAATGCCTGTACTTGTCTCGCCCCTGTTTCTTGTGGTGATGTAGAGCAAATGATCCCTGTTTGATTTTTGGTCGTTTCATTGATTCTGCCTTGTGATTTTAATGAGAAGTAATTAGCCGGGCCGAGAGACCCGGCTATGTGAGTTCAGTCTGTGCGGCGGTTTACGCGACCATATCTTCTCTGAGGAAGACCATCGCTTCGCTATGTATCTTTCGTCCATGCTTCTCGCTCAACCCGAGCGATAACCCAGCCTCTGCCGCTGATAGGCCTTGGGTGTAGACGAGATCACATAACTCTCTGTGCTTCGGGGGTAAGCCGCAGAGTATCTTTCTCACATTGGCGTTCGACTCGTCCTGGTCGAGATCGGCGGACATTTGCCGCATGTCCGGTATAAGTTCGGTGAAGTTGAGGCTCTGGAACCGCTTATAGTACGGCGCGTCGATGAGATCGAGGATTTCCCCCTCCATCGCCAGCGCCGACCATCGTTCCCAGATATCACCCTTGTCGGGGTCGAAGGATGAGGCGGCACGCATGACACCCCAGAGCGCGGAAGACTTGAACTCTTGCTCGTGCTTTGGGAAGATTTTCGCGTACCGCTCGGCGATCCTATCGGCCCGACCGACCGCCTCGGCGGCGAGGCACTGTTGAGCTTCAGTCAGAGGCTCGATCACGGTTATTCCTCGTCGTCAACCCCGAACTCGTCGTCATTAGGGCCGTTGTCATAAGGGACCGGCTCATCATTGGACTGGACCGGCTCGTCTTCATCGACGCCGAACTCGTCGTCGTGCGGGCCTTTCGAGTAGTCGAGCGGGGTCGTGTCATTCGACTTATGGCTTGTTTTTTCCGGTTGATCCGTGTGCATCATGTGATGTGGAAACGGCTCAGGAACTCGCTCTTTTGTCGTCTCGACGAATCGAGGATCATTGTAGATAACTGGAGTCATCCACTCGGGTCTCGGCTTGTCACTCACGCAACTTTCCTTCCCTTGTTAGAGCTTCGCTGCTTTTCCATGAAGCGGTTCGGATGCTTGAGGGAGTCGAGTCCGGCTTCCCCTAGCTTAATCGCGACGACCTGGGCGTTACACTGATAGGCCCACGCCCGATTACGACGCTCTTGCTTTGTTCGCTCGATCACGTATGGATGCTCCAGGTAATATTACCAACCTCTTCCGGGGTGGCATCCCTCTCTTTCTTCTCGGTATAGTCCCACGTCTTGAACTGGTACGAGCCGTCGAGGGCTATGGTCGGGGTGGGGCCATGTTGGATCAGTCCACCGTTTATCCCTCGCTTCTTCGACCCATCCTCCATGAATATGACCGTGTTCCATGCGAAGCTGAACTTATCCTCCTTGAACAGCCTCGTCTGGCTCGGCCTTGACCCGCAGAATCCCTGGCTTATATGAGCGATGTTCTGCTCGAAGCGGACGCGGCAATTATCCCGATCCGTGACGATCCTCCTGTCGAACATCTCATCAAGGAAGCTCGCGAGTTTTCGACAACGACTGATCTGATCCTTCGTGTCCTCGTCGTAGACGAGTCCTGTGAAGTCGCAATCACGGCACACAAGCTCGCCATTGACCATGCAGGCCGACTTGTCGGATCGCCGACCGTAGTCATCCTTGTAGAGCCATTTCCCGCACTTCGAGCATTCATAAGCGGACACATCCTCGCCGGGAGCGTCCTTGTCGCCATCGACGACCGTGTATAGCCACATATCCTCGCGGTCGTCGAAGTACGTATCGAGGCTGTGATCCCTGTATAGACCCGCATTATAATGGTGGCCGAACATCTCGACCTCGACCGAATCCATTGACCCAATGCGGACGACGGGGCCGAAGATCATGCCGCTCGGATTCTTCGTGGTCTCCTGAGCCTCGTACTTCTCCATCCTCACGAACAAGGGGACCGTCGTGTCATTGACGAACTTCGGCCAGTCGACGTTATCATCGTAACCCGATTTAGCTCGAAGGATTCCGTTGAGTCTCGCCTCGGTTCGGAACCAAGTGCCGTCGATGGGGGCACGCCGCCTCGGGATGTGTCGCAATGCCATTCGATCTCTCCTGAAAGGTGGCCCAAAAGGCAAAGCTCATTATGACCTTTGCCTTTTTGTGTCAGATGTAGCGGACGCCGCTACGCCAATCAGCCTGTACCGTCTCGTGTTCGGCCTTGGTTAGGCTCATGATTATTTTTATGACGCGATTCGGATAAAACATAGGCGGTTTCGGGATTCCCCTTGCTTCATCGGCGAGGATCGCGAGCTTGCGGCCGATTTGACTCACAGAGTCCAACTTGGCGGCTTCCTTAGTGGAGCCTTGTCCGACGAATCCTTCGACTTCGCCGTTTTCGTGTCGGTACACGGTTCGATACTCGTATAGCATTTTAGTTCCCGATAGCCTTTCGGCCGTTGACCTTGCCGCCGATGGCACGATTGAGATTGAGCGACTTGCCCGCTTCATATCCCGCCCGGAGTGTATTCTTGTCTCCTTCCAGTTTAGAGAAGTGAGCTTTGCTCGCGGTTCGACTCGGATGCTTCTCGTGGAAAGCGATCTCGGTTTCCTTGTTGACGTTGACAAGGGCCAGTGCGGTGCCGCCGCTCGAACCACTCGCAATGTCCCGCTCGATCTCGATAACCTCACGCTCGTCGCGGAGCTTCTCGGTGAATCCTTTAGCGAGACCGGCGACGTAAAGCCGACGTTCCGAGGCAGGTTGACCGTTGATGATCTTGTAGTTCGTCCAGAGCCGATCGAATGCCGCATGGAGTGCGTTCCATGTCCACTTGGCGACCTGGACATTGGAGTCCTTTCCGAAGAACACGAGAGTCTTCGGCCCTGCTATAGTCGATTTTGTGAATACGCCCTCAATGAAGAAGAATTCCTTGACGATCCCGTAGACGAGATTGTTCTCCAGCGACCATTTGCCCGTCTCGAAGACGTTCTGCTCATCCCAGTCATCGCCGCCGCTGGCCGACTTAACCTCATCTATGCTCAGGTTGTGTTCAGCCATCATGCGGGACGCCATCGCGAAAGCCGTCTCGGCCTCGGATGACGTGCAGTTGTTGCGCTCAGTCCTCTCAAGAATCTTGCGGACCTTCTCGATCACGTCTGCCTTGGGTCGTTCGTCGTTCACACAGTTCTCCTTTCGGCCTCATCAGGTATGGATTCACCACACAAGCCCCGAAGGGCTTTCGGCCTTGGATTTAAGCGCTTCTAAGGCGGCAGTAAAAGACGCTGTAGAAATCCCCACTTTGGCCTCGCATCGGGTTTGAGGTTCGGATTCGCCATCGCGATCCATCCGCCGAAGTATAGTCGTCCGTGTGGATATCCTTCGCCATAGTGTCATCGGGTGTATATTGAACGAATTTAGGCGTGGCCGTATACTCTTCCCCCGTGACCGAGAAGGTTTCGTAAGGCTGAAATGTATCCCTGATATCAACGGGAAGTTGCGACTCTGGGATATCGGAATCCACCCTTAAGTCTGGCATCTCGGCCCCGATCGTCGGCTTATTGACTCCGACGATCGACTTGTCATCCGTCTTGATCGTCACGGATTGCTGGAGCTTCACCATGTCGTCGCATGCGTCGATCAAGTTGCGAGCCAACGCAGACAGCATTGTGATACCGCCGAACACGCGAAGCTCCCTAATCTTAGGCGTACTGTCTACCCCTCCTTTGTTGTCAGGAAAATAGTGACGCTCGGCGACGATGATGACCATTTCGCAAGTCGCTTCCAACCTGGTTGGATCATCTTGCGGCATGAGGAAGAGGTTCCTCGCGGAACCGATAACCTGTAACATTCTTCTATCTCCCGTAATATTGGCCTCATCAACATGGTATACAACCACGTACCTGCTTACAACAGGTTTCGGCTTTATGTCACATCCAGCCTCGAAACCTGTTGTAAGCAGGTACACACTCTGGATTACGCTTCGCCTCACGCCGCTCCCGGCGTGCCTTCAATTTCTTATGGAAACCACGGCAACGCAGATTGAATCCTTGGCAATCAGCTTTGACACATAGCGACATGGGCTTATCCTCGTGTCCCGGTTTAGTGTGGGTGTGCGTGTGCGTGTGAACCGACAGTCTTAGCGGTTGGGCGACAATTCAGTGACGCTCGCGAGTTGCCGGAACGAATGAGGGGTTGCGAGTCCTTCATCGGGAGTCTCAGTGACGTACTTCGCGAGCATCTTTGTCCGTGCCCTCATGAGCGCCTGTTCGCGGCCTTCGCATCCGACCTCGATCACACTGATTCCTTTGAACGTGACCCGATAGCGGACGATCCGGGCCTTGACGCGGCGGGCATTCTCCATCGAACCGAGATAGCGTTCCATCATTGCGCCCATCGTTGTAGCTCCTGGTTTGTGGCCTCATCAGGCACCGACCTACGGTGCGACCCCTTCCTTGGGGTTTCGGCCTTAGTCGATCCGGTTGTTTAGCGAGTGCTGCTCGGCCAGATTCATCGCCGCCGCGATCTTGTCCGCTGTATTCTTTGAGACGACGCGAACAAAGACGGTCTTCCTGTTTCCTGTTTTTCCGGTTGCCTTCATAGTGTTGACAGCGACTTCGACGACCGCGAAATTAAGGTCCGGCCTAGGGGTAGTCCCGCTGGTCGTTCTCAGCTTAACTAGCGTGACTCCGATTGAGTCGTCTTTCCTCCCGTCAATAACTTCGTAACGTCGCGCTGTCGTAAAAGGAACGGTTTCGTGATTCTTCTTGGCGTCCATAAAAATCTTCCGTAGTAAGAGTTGATATGGCCTCATCAGTGTGGGAGAAACCCACATACCCCTTCCTTGGGGTTTCGGCCTTGATTTTATCCGAGCATATCGTCCTCGTCGTCCTCGTCATCCTCGGCCGCGATGATCTCTTCGAGTCGATGAATGATCTTCGACATTGATTTCTCGTATCCAGCCTTGATGATCTCATCAAGCTTCTCTCTTGCTTCGTCGTAGTCGGAGTCGACCGTATCCCAATCGACGACTATAAACTCGGGGTCGCATCCAAACCCAGTCGTCTCGGTGACGACTCCTCCCTCGACCTCAACAACGATGTATTGCTTTGCCACGATATTGAATCCCCTGTAGTGTTTCCACGTTTCGATAAAGGTACTCTTAGATCACGATTCCGAACCTTGCGCGGTGTTTCAATTCCTCGAACTTGGAGCAGAGTGCGTTGACCAGTACCCGGCACTTAAGCCAGAGCACTCCCGTATTCTCCTCTCCAGTGATAAGAGTCGATTCGCTGTAATTATGTTCGCCGTCTTGATGCTTGATCGTGACCCAGACTCCCGCGTCCGTGTAGTGGCAATCCATCTCCGGGCGATCAAGCATCGTGTTGATCGCGGAGATAGCGCGGGAGGCCGCAAGTTCCTGATTGGCTTTCATTCCTTGGACTCCTGTTTGTGAGGATAGAGTAGGTCACGTAAAGAAGCTCTCTACGTCCTTGCGGTTAAAATCGTGGATATCAATCCATTTAACCGTTTGACGATGCTCGATAAACGATTCAACGAGCGATGAGCAATCATTGATAATTTCGTCTTGACTTAGATTCAAGGCGAACGCCGATTCAACGGAAAACTCCCTTTGGTGTCCATCGTGAATCTCGGCATGGATAATCCTGACGATGACACTTCCGTTTCGTTTAAAAGTGTAAACGAAAGGATTGCCAATCTTTGACTTGACGAACTCGATCGCTAAACGAGAGATGTCGTGTTCTGTCATTGCTAGTCCTGCTCCGTTAGAGAGAACTCCTCGCAAATTTGATCCGCGATGGCGATAGCCAACGCACTCTCGATTGTGATTTTCAGCCGATCCCCGATCTCCTTGATCCTCTCTGGGTAACGCTTGGCGTACCACATGTGGTCTTGCGCGATCCTCGCGATCCTTTCGTAATAAGGAGGGAGATTCCGCTTCATTTTATCGCTCATGATTTTCCCTGCGATGATTCCTTTGTAAGACCACTACTTGCTTTCGAGGAGTGACACTTTGGCCCAAGGGAGTTTGGCCTTGATCTGGTCGATACAGGCATGAGCGAGTTCCGAGGTCTTGAACGCCCCGGCGTCCATCCATGTCTTTGTGGACGGGTTGAACAGTATGACGTAGAACATGGGCTTCTCCCTTGGATTCGGCGTGATAGTGAGTGGTGGATGCAGATGTAGGTCAGGATTTCCGACCTGCAACTAAAACGGTCTCGACCTTGGGCGGGACACGACGCCCCGGCTTCACTTCATCCCACGGATCAAATGGTTTCCGCTCGCGTTCGATCGGGAACATCCGATCCCCTGTCTCACGGATGACATGGACGAGACGATCCGATTTCTTGGTCAAGAGGACTGGAAGCCACTTAACCGCTCCGATTCCGGGGATGATCGAGAAGATAGCTACTTCGCTGAATCGCCCAGTCTCTCGGATCGCCAATTCGATTCCGGCGGGGTTTCCGTCCCGCGTTGCCTTCGAGTAAGCCTTGAGGAATGATCGGCAATTCGCCGATTCCGTTTTGTCAGCGCATCCAAGGCGGCTTTCGATATATTCCTTGAGCAGAGCCGTCCGCTGCTGATCCGGCTTGAGGATCATGATCCGTCTAGGACGTGCGGGAGGATCATTGCGTGTCGTTGCCGTAAAAATCCCCGTTCGATCCCGTATAGGCCCAAGGATCGGGCGGGGATTGCATGCAGTCATGCAGGCTCATTTCGAGTAGGCATGAAAAATCAACCCCCTAGGCATTACCTAGGAGGTTGTCTTATCTTCCGATTCCATTTCGTTCCCGTTTGGTTGTTTCTAGGGGACGCATCCCCCAGGCCACCCGTTCGCGGTCCTTCCACCCGTTTCGTTTATGTCCGGGTGGAAGGCTTGCGAACGGGGGATTAACCCGCTTTGGTCGTGATGAGAGCGTTGTCGATGACCTTGAGCATCTGATCCAGCGTGTCGCGAAGGACACGCATTTCGGAGACCTTGCCCGCTGCTTGCAGACCTTGTGCGAGCATGCGAACGTCGTTCTTGGTGCAATTCTCGATGTCGAAACCGCCGACGACGGGCATCTCAAGGTTGTGGAGCTTGAGAACCTTGGCGGCAATCTCGGCCACATCGGCGGGAGTTGCATGATCCGTGTCGAGCGCTTTGGAAATGGCGTCCGAAATCTTCGACTGGGCAGCTTCCTTGTCGGCGCGGAGCTTCCGATCCGCGACCTTAGCCGCAGCGGCGCTGATCTCTTCCGGGGTCTTAGCCTTGCCGCGAGATTCCTTCTCGGCCGCGATCTTAGCCTTCTCGGCGTCGATAGCGTCATTGAGTTCCGCGATCGACAAGGGGAACTTGCTCAACTGGCGATCGACGTAGCATGCCGCGAAACCGATCCAGCCCTTGCGGATTTCTCCGGTAAGGGCTTCGGGATCGAATTCGAGCATTGGCAGGAAGTTGTGGTAAACCTGCCCGTAAGGCATGTCGTCCACATTCGCGACCATCGGCCGGACGGCTTCGATGAACAAGTGCATGCGAATATACTTGTCGAACTCAACCGTCTTGATGGCGATCCGGCTCTTGACGAGCAACTCGCAGTCGTCGCAGACTTTCTTCAAGTCCTTGACGCCGTTCCACGATCCAGCCTTGAGACTCGCCTTGCGGCGATTCGCCAGCTTAAGCGCGTGCTTGCCGAGCTTCGCGTACTTCTTGAGCTTGTCCTTCGGGTCAAGGGTATCGGCCGCGAGGGTGACGAGTTGCTCTTCATCCTTGCCGTAGCCGATCTGCTCGGCCACGAACTTCGGATCGGGCTTCAACGAATCCTCTTCGACGGGGGGGAGACCCTTGGCGTCGTCGTCCATCAATTCGGCCTCGATAACCGTGGACCCGCCGACGTACTTGACAAGTTCCGTGCTGTTGGTGAACATGGTACTGGCGTTCCGTTCTCTTGACGGAATGCCGCCGGAGTGGGGGATGCTTGTCGCATCCCTCACTCCACTTGCTTTCCCGGATATGACATACCCGATCAAAGCTTGCGGCAAGTGGATCATCGGAGAGTTGCACTCCGATATCGACTTCGCCTCTGCATCACGACCAAACTAGTCCAGCGTTGTCACGATCGGCACAATGCCGACACGCTTGGCTAGCTTGGATATGTTGCAACGAACATTAGGCCACGACCGCCCTTTGCAGGCGACTAAGGAGAGAATTACACTCTCCATTCCGTTTTATGTTACGGTCGTTTAGAACTGGCCTAACTATGTCACAATGGAAACCGGCATGCCGGAACACCATTGCATTATCCAAATGCTGACGAATCGTTTCGGCGAGTTACAGTAACGAGTTACGTCGTTACGTGAGGGAGTTTCGCCCTCTTTGACTTGCCTACCCTGCGATTGTCGCGAACCATTTCAGGCTCTAGCTTTGTTCCTAGTCATTCCATCGCGAGTGTACAGGTACACAAACGCGAATCAGACTCCATGAACATTTGGACTACGTTTTTTCTTCCCGATCCGAGCAAGGCGGTTTGTTTCGTGTCTCGTTTCCTTCCCAGTGTAGGGGATGAATCCCCTAGGCCATTTCAGTCCGCACCACGATCCGTACCGCTTTAGGCGGGTTTTCGTGGGCGGGTTAAACTCGGCCACTAAAAGTTAGTGGCACTACCCTAGGCACACTGGCCATTGTGGGCTTGCGTCCGGCGGGTCTCATTAGGCCCGTCTGACACTCCAAATCTAGGCCCCACAAACCAAACGTCAAATCAAAATGGCAAACCGCTTGAAACGTGTTTATAAAAAGCAACGCTTACAAGTGTGGATACTATAACGGCGCACGCGCACGCCTATGTACGCGCAGGCGCACGAGATTTTGCCCCAAAAACCAAGTGTCCAAATCTCGCGCATGCGCCTGTTTCATTACTGGAAAAAATCAACACCTGCCTGCCTGCCTGCATAGGCACGCGAATAACGGGCGCGTTAGTAACTAAGGCGTGCATACGCGGAGAACTAAACGCGTGTAAGGGGCCTAGGGCTTGCTCTAGGGCATGGTAAGGCTAAATTTTGCGGCGAGCCTACGGCGTTTAGGGTACAGGTGGACACTAGGGGACAAGCGGATAGTTAACCCTCGGGCGTAGGCGTATACGCGCACGCACGCGGGATGCTTAGTGGGCAATCGTATAGTAGGTGCAGTTAGTTAGTGGGCAAATGCTAAGTTAGTGGGTTTAAGTATAGGTAATTTAAGAGGGTAGTGTTCGTAAGAGCAGTTAAAATTAAGAGGATTCAAGCAATGAATATATCGGCAAATGCTTATCTGTCAGTGAGAGGCACCATAATGAGTACCCTAACCCTATACCCTGCCAGGGGTTATGGCGACACCCGCCGAGTCCCCCCAATTCAAAAACTTCGCGGGCTAACCTTCACAGCCTGGAATTTTTTAACCCTGGGGTAATTTGCCCCTATCCGCCCCTTCCTTATATATAGGGACCATGTAGGCACCTAAGCTAAAAGGCAAAGGTCATAATGAGCTTTGCCTTTTGAGGGGCCTTAAATTTAACGGGCGGAAGGAACGCCCGAATCCGGCATGGATGCTCAGGTCTTAAATCTCATCTTGGCCGGTACAGATACTGCCTGCGTCGATGGATATGAGAGATTCTTAAGGATCGCGATCATCTTGACTTGATTCCGGTTCAGCTTCTCAAGGAGCCGTTCTGTCCTCGCCATGCTCTCCATCTGCTCCCGCCGCCATGAGTCGTGCATCTGAAGAGGCTTGAGGCCGACATGATCCTCTTCGGACTGGATCGACCTTCTGCGGTTCTCGCTAGCAACCCAATCCTCGAACCATTTAACCTGAGACATCGCGGTGATCTTACGCCGACGAGACATAGGTAGGGTTCGCATTGCGGCTCTAAGGAGCGGCAGTCCCGAAAGTTCGGGCTTGGAACGCTGGATGTCTATCGCTTCCTTGGCGACCAGAGCCTTCTCGGGGTCGGACCAGAAGACTTTCATGGATCATCCCTAATTGGATTGAAGCGTGGATAATATCATGCAAGGTTAACCAGCTAATTAAGCCCATGTCAACACCTTAATATAAAATCACACCATCCATTGATCTTATGGAAGTTGGGTATCTCTAAGGTAATGGAATGCGTATTCATGCCTTGAGCGACACCCTTTATCCGAGGATCAGATGCGTCGTAAACTTAGACTGCCGAATGTCATGTATCGTTTCCTCCTCGACGTGGACGGCGATCCGTTCGGCGGTGCTGGTGGCGGAATCCCTGCCAGCCCGCCCCCGGCCGCTCCGATTGCCGAGGATATCGCCCCGGTTAATGGCGGTCCCGATCGCGGGTTAGATGAAGGCTTGTCGGGTGTCGGCGACACGTCCGCTCCTAATCAGGGCGGAAATCAGCCTGCTCCGGTTCGCGCCCAACCAACCGATCCGAACAATCGGGCCGGTTCATTTAACGCCCCAGTCGCTCCGGTCGCCGGTAACGATTGGCAGTCGATCCGCGATGCGGGGACCGCGATCGGCTATCAGTTCCCGGCGAACATCACCGATGACCGCGCCGCGCTCACACACCTAATCCAACTTGCGCAGTCGAATCGCAACGCGGATATGTACGCTCAGCTTGGCCGGAAGCTCGCGCCGAACGCGGAAGGTATTCAACAGTATCTCCAGCAAAAGAGCACGCCTGCCGCGCCGAGTCGTCAGCCATGGGAAGCTCCCGAGTTCGACGAACGATGGGCCGGACTGGTCGAACGTAATGAGGCGACGGGAATCTTTGTGTCGAAGCCCGGCGTCCCGCATGAGATTGCGAACAAGGTTAACGCCTATGTCGAGTGGAAGTCAGCTTACGATCGCGACCCAGCGAAGATGATTAACGGGATGGTCGAGGCCCGAGCTAAGACGATCGCCGAATCGACGTTCCGTGAACAGTTCCAGGCACAAGCGCACGAGCAGACGATCAACTCGATCGTCCAGGGTAATGGGACTTGGCTGTATCAAGTTAACGAGCAGGGCCAGAGGGTCGCCGATTATAACGGCCGTCCAATGCTCTCTCCGCTCGGTGCCCGTTATATGCACCACCTGGAAGGTGCGAAGAACATGGGGGTTCGCGATCCTCGTCAGCAAGACGCCTTGGCTAAGAATCTCGTCCGTGGCGAGATTGCCCAACAGGCACAACATCAGGCGTGGGCAGCAAATCAGGTTCCCGCGAATCCGCAAGCGGTGGCGAATCCGAACCGAAACCCGCTCCAGGCGATCCCCGCCGTACAGAGGGCCAACACTCCGGGGGCCACTGATCCGTCAGCCACAGGTAAGAGTCTTTCGGAGATGCTCCGTGAGGGGTTTGCCGCCGAAGGCGTCAATGATAGCGATTTCGCGCACAGGAACGACTAAAAATAGCGGGGTCGCGAGGGGAGTATTGGCGTCCTCTTCTCGCGATTACTTTTTCTTGGGTAAATCTTTAATAGAGCGGGGGCGCTTGCCCCAGAATTAGAAATCGTTCGGGGCATAACTAGCCTCCAACATAGGAGTCTGAAAATGGGCGCTCCCTGGAGTAGAGTGGTCAATTCGACCATTAAGAAGTATATCCGCGAGAGGGAGATCAATATCTTGCGCAATCGCAAGTTGACCGCCCTCTTGAAGAAGAAAGGCCGGATCAGTTTCAACTGGTCGGGCATCGCGATGGACTGGAAGGTTAAGTACAAGCGAGTGAGGCTCACGCCTTTCGCTGATGGCGACACCTTGGAGTTCTCGCGAAAAGACAGGAATAAGACGGCCGGACTCGACTGGCGTGGCTATTCGGCCACCGACAGTATGACGAAGGGCGAATTCCTTCAGAACCGCAACGCCGAGGCTATCGTCAAGTTGTATTCTGACATCAGCAGCGACTTGATTGATGATATGGAAGATGCGTTCGGCGAGGAATTCTACGTAAACGGCTACGCGGCCGGTAATTCCAAGCGGCTCCACGGCATCGAATCGTTCATGCAGGCGACCATTAACGCGGGTAATGGAGCGGCCACCCCGACCGGCCAGTTCGCGGGACTGTCTTGTGTTCCCGGCGCGTTCGGCGGTGTCTGGGATTCTGGCAATCTCCCGTCGTGGCCCAACGGTCGCGGCGATGCCCAGTACGATTTCTGGTCGCCAATTATCGTCGATTACGGCGATACCCTCTTCGACCCGACCACTCACACTTGGGCGAACAACTGCGTCGAGGCGATCTCGTTCGGGATCATCAAGACGAAGAAGTCGAAGTCGGTCAAGGGTCAACTTGACATGATTATGATTGACGATGAAATGTATCGTCAATATGTCGCTCAAATGCGTGTCAAGGAGCGAATTCTTGTCGAGCGATCGGCAGAGAAGTCGCCGCTGATCGCGCTCGGATTCAGCGACGTTATCAACCAGGACGGAACCGATATCACCTGGGAATACGGCATGCCAGCCGGTGCCGGTTACGGGTTTAATTGTGACATGATGGAGCTTCGGAGCCAGCAAGCCCAAGTTTTCGTGCCCGAAGGCCCGGATCAAGATATCGCCAGTAAGTCGTGGCGGTTTTCCGTGGATTTCTTTGGTAACGCCGTGTGGAATCCCAAATTCTTCCTGAAGATGATTAACATTACTAATCCGTCTGACGCGGTGTAATGTTAATGGTAATCTATACGAGGGTGGGACGAACACCCTTTTCCATTTACTAACGATCACCATAGGTAAAGAAAGACAGGTCCAAAATGGCTCGCGATGACGCTCCTCCTTTTGCTCGTGGCGAAACCTGGTATAACGGCGGTCCTATTGACCCGACCAGTGATGCCACCCTCGGCGGCGTGAATATCGAAGGTAAGGAGTTCATCTTCGAGGCTAACTCGCAAGATAACTTCACGAACAGCTACTCGAACGCCTCGATGGACCCGTGCGGTCGCCAAATTCACGTCAAGGTTGTCCGTAACGCGAGCGGCGTCAACCTGCTCCCGTCGCGTGTCGCCCATTACCAGGCGACCGATCACCCGTATGAGACTCGGATCGACGGCTACTGCTACAATCTTGCCGATCGCCCGGCCGGGATCGTCGATGAATTCCTGCCCGCCGCTGGCGTGGCCCCTAACGACCTCTTCTACGTCGTGGTTAAGGGGCCGTCGCGCGTGACCCAGCCGCACGTCAGCCCAGCGGCCCTCTTGTGCGGAAGCGTGATCGTCCCGACTAACTTCGGCACTCCCGCGAGTGTCACTGACCCGCTCGGCGGTCGAATCGCCCTTCAAGACTTGACCGGCAGCGGGGCCGTTCTCGGCAACAACCTCCAGAATCGCATTGGTTACGTCTCGACCCCGAACGCTAGCGTCATCGACGCCAGCCTGAACATGATCGTCCATCTCGGTTGCGTCTAATACCAATCCTTCCTAACTGGACAAGGCGAGATTAGGAGGCTTCGGCCTCCTTTTTTCGTTTCAATTCGCAATAAACTGCATAATCGCACTGAGTCTTGATGTATTCTTAATAGAACCGTTTCCATCTTATTGACGATTAAAAATCAATATTCCATGATCCTCGTGTCCCGTGGGCGACGATGATGTCGTCTCCGGGGTTCTCTTCGCGATACCACAGCCAGGGATCGACACCGATGAGCAAGATCGCCATCAGCGCAACGCCGCGCACGGTCGTCACAACGCACGAGAGGGCCATGAGGGCGACGAATGCCCGTCATGGCAAGAATCGGACAATGGGACGCGGCCACCCGGCCACTTCCGAGATGGATTACTCGGCCCGCGAGGTCGAATTTATGATGGCAGTCGAGGCGTTTAAGGTTTCGACCAAACGCCAGTTCCCGACGTGGAGCGAAGTGCTCAGGATCGTCGATTCGCTCGGTTACGCGAGGGATAATACGCGGATTCAGCCCTGATTCGCGGCGTATTTTGACCGGGAATAAAATTGGCCGCTATCAGACGATCATCTGATAGCGGCCAATTTGAGTCGAAATCAGGCCGTTTTCGACTTCTTTTTCGACCACGGGGTAATCACGTCGCTCATGAAGTCCTGCTCGACCTTTAATTCTCCGCCTAGGTCGAACTTCGGCGTCATACAGAGGAAGATTCCGCCCATTGGCTTCGGAGGGTGGGCACTCCGGGCGGCGTAGCTGTAATCAAGGACTTCATCGTTCTTGAGTTGGCGATAATTCTGATAGTAGCTCCCGGTCTGGAGGTTGAGTTGACGGCGCTCGACGTACTTCCCCGCGTCAGACACGTCGGCGATCTGATCGGCCGAGCATACGTAGTTGTGCTTGTGTCCGAAGGTCAAGCAATCATAATTCCAGTTGCGGCCCTTGCGGTTGAAATCAATCGTCCCTTTCGTCACCGGGCTGTCGCCACCGGTCCCATGCAGATAGAACAATTTATGCTTCGGTCGCTTACGGTAGCCCTCGATCTTGAAGCTCGTCTTGATGTAACCCATCACCGAAGCGTGCTCGATCTTGGCACCGTCCCGTATTAGCTCCTCAATGAGCCGCTGAACGGGATCATTGTACCCGTAGTTGATCCAGGACTCCTCATGGTTGCCAATTCCTATCAAGTCGATGTTCGAGATGAAAGGAAAGAGCAATTCCTTTGCAAGTTCGACGATCGCTTTGGCCAAATCTTTCTTCCGTTCAACGAGTGGGTGGAGGACGGTAAGATCAAACCGCTTATCCTTGGGGCCGATCGCGTCAAATACGTCGCCATTAATGAGGACTCGGGCACCGATATCCTTGGCACGCTGAAGATCATGGACGATCTTGTCGTGGTCGGCGCATTGCGACCCGAGATGGAGGTCGGACATAAGGAGCCGGAAGAACGGCTGGCCGATTACGGCGGGTTCGGTGATATTCGTGATTTTCATCGGATGCTGACTCCTAGTGATGGAGTGAAACAAAATGGGCCGACCCGGATGGTTGCGGATCGGCCTATTTGCGATGATCGCGATTAGGCGACGGGGAATTCAAACACGGTCTGGACGAAATGCGGTTCCAGGCTCGGCTTCACGTTCGGGACGTTAAGCGTGAGCGATCCATCAGCCAAGGCAGCGCCGATGTGGATCGACGCCGATGGCGAGCCGGACTTGAAGAACCATTCCGGGGTTCGCTCGGCGACGGGAGGGATCGAGGCGACCGGCTGGACGAAAAACGCATAGACGTTAATCGGCAACACGTCAGTCGCGACGAGCGGCGGCTGGATCACCAGATGGACGTTGCCTCCTGGGGTCGTCGGCATGGTCGCGAAGAGGATTTGACGCCTGCCGATGAACGGCAGGTTGACGCCAGCCTCCGCGAGCGGGAACGGCTCGATCACATTGTCGAGACACGGACCTAGGACCAGGATCGTTTTAGGCGGCACGATAGGCTCCGTTTCAGTGGACATGGCGTAGCTCGCAATCGGTTCTTAGGCAAGGTTCAAAGTGGAGTGTCGAAGGGCCGCAACCCTTTACGGCGACAGCTTGGGGCCTGTTTGGCTCGGGGCCTGCCCGACAGGCACGGGCGGCACGAAAGGGGCCTGGAACGTCGCGGTGATCGTGTCACCGGCCTGTTTGGCGATCGTGTTGGCGAGTTCAAGGTGAGCTTCGGTCATCTTGGCTCGGGCGAACAGGACGCCTAGCTCGTGACTCGTGTAGGTGGCGATGTCGCGGATCGCGGGAATCGCGTCAGCGCCCGCCTTGGCCCAATTCCCGGTCGAAGCGTCGATCGCGACGACACCGGCGTCCTTAAGGATCGCCACCGGCCCGACCGTGGGCGTGAACGTCGTCGATCGGGCCGGGAGCTTAACGTATCCCTTCCACCAAAGGGACGCGATCACGATCAGGGTAATGATGATCCAAGGCATGAGGTTACTCGTATTCGTCACGGGATTAGCCGACCTTTCTGGGGAGTTGAGTCAAAATGAAACCGAAGACAATCAGGCCGACGACGATCGGAAGGTGTTCGTGGGTGAATCCGAGCGGGCAACCGCTCTTGATTCCGGTCGCCGGGCCGGGGGTCAAATTGGGCTTGTAGTCGGGGTTCGCCTTACGGAGTTCCTCGGCCAATTTCTCAGGCCCCATTTCATAGTTGGCGGCGCGATAAATTTCCTTGCCGCCCTTGGGGTCGCCCTTGTGTTTACCGAGTTGGACGATAATCGAGGGTGATCCGTCCTGGAATCCGAGCGACTTATCGACCGGCCACTCATTAGGCAGATAACCTTGGACCTGGATATCGTCGCGGAGACCGGCGAACGCCGCGTGGTTCGCGAGATCATTAATGACGGGCGCTCGGGCGTCGTCAGAGCCGATCACGGT